CTACCGCTCCCGCAGCGCCTCTTTGGCACGGTTAAAGGGTTTTATCAGGTAATCGACAATCGTCTTCTCCCCGGTTTTAATATCGACCGTCGCAATCATCCCTGGTGCGATAGAAAAACGGCGTCCGTGGTTAGTTAAAGCTGGCATCTTAGATAACAAAAAAGCCCGCAGGCTTGCGCCATGCGGGCTTTCGACTTCTACGGATGACTCTGGAATCATCTTCGAAGAATTTTGGTGCTGGCGGGAGTTGAACCCGTGTCCGAAAACAATATAACTCATTGAATATAAATAGATTTTCTTTCATAGTATTGCTTAAGTGCATTTTACGTGCAGATTGCTGTCTCTGTAACGTCCTGATTCTGTCCAACATTTTGCAATATTTACCGTCTTACAGAGCTGTTGTAATGGCAGTTTTACCGTCATATTCAGCAAGGTAAGATCCGTAATGGCGGAACAACATTTCCGGCCCTTTATGGCCCATTTGCCCGGCGAGCCAGAACAGGTTAACGCCCATGCTGATATGCCGGGTGGCGAAAGTGTGACGCGTCTGGTACGGATTCCTGTACCGAACACCGGCTTTTTTGAGGGTTGGCACCCAGGCTTTTTTGCGTATTGCGTCGGCGTTCGCCCAAGGCTCTCCCGTTTTTGGGTCGCTGAAAACGAACTCGCTTTTCATGAAAGTGAATATCTTCTGGGCCTGCAGCGCAACAAGTGCATCATTGTTCAACTCCACTTTACGGGTACCAGCTTTTGTTTTCGTTCCCTTCAGTACACCAACTACGCTGGCCGCCTGAACGTGAGCTGTTTTTTCGATAAAGTCGATATCAGACCAGCTTAATGCGCACAACTCAGAGCTGCGTAGACCAGTGTTGAATGCGAAGCGGAACAGATTCTCCCACTCCTGATATTTACAGTGCTGATAAATAGCGCTGGTCTCCGATGGCGCGAATGGATCAACCTCGTAATCGTCGGAGTTCGGACAACTATCGATCACATGGTACCGGCTGGCACTGACCAGCGTGACGGGGTTGATTGTCAATAAGCCATCAGTAACGGCCTCATCGATAGCGCTACGCAAAAATGAAAGGTTATTCCTGATCGTCTTAAGTTTTGTTTTCCGACTGGCTATCCAATTTTTTAGCACTGCAGGAGTCAGCTCTGAAACATGAAGTTTATGCAGGGCTGACAGTGCCGAAAGGCATTTTTTATAACCGCCAATAGTGGAGGGTGACAGGTTACGGTTTTCGCAAATTTTCAGATATTCATCAAGATAGGACTTAATATTTTTGGTTTTTTTCACAACGCCAAACAGTGTCAGCTTTTTGGAGTTGGGAAAGTATTTCGGGTAGTCGAATGTGCCACTGACAATCTGATTTTGTATTTCACCCAGCAGCCGCTCAGCATACTTCACACCGCGCGCGTTCGTTTCCATTTTGGAAAGAGGTTCCCGGCAGAGAACCCCTTTGTACGTGAATGTGATCACCAGGGTATCGCCAGTTTTGTGCTGGCGAATGGTTACTCCTCTTGGGAGAGATAATGATCCTTGTTCTTTCTTGCCCACTTTGAAACCTCCGTTAAGTCAATCCAGCGTTCTTTAACGCCATCGACTTTTAATACATGGACACCCTCTTTCCATAACCCTCTTTGTATCCGTTTGTTAACGGCATCAACTGTTTCCCCTGCATCCCGGCAATAGGTCGAAAGTGGTACACAATCAAGATTCATGGCTGCTCTCCCGCCCAAAGGCCTGAGCATTTTCCAGTTCATTGGCTGCGTAGATCAAAGCGTTATAGTGAGCCTTATAACCTTGATCTAATTCCTCACATGCTCGCTTGCGTAGTAATTCAATTGCTGCCTGATAATCAACCGCACACATACTCACCTCACACCACATTCAGGCCACGGCAGTGGCACCATACATCAAACATCCGCTTAACCACTTCCCGGCAATAGTAACCGTTAATATCTCGCGTAACGTCGTACCGCCCGCCATAACGGAGCCGGACCCACATCTCAAATTCCCGGTTCATTGTTCTGAGCCTCTTCCAGTTTTTTACGGGCGCGCTGTGCACATCGTGCGAAGGATGATGGCGTCACAATGTCGCGCAATTCTGCAATGAGGTAATCATTGTGCTGCTGGTGCGATTGCACGTTTTGCTCTTTTTCCAGTTGACGCAGGACCGCCAGGCGGGCAGTGACCAGCCGACGTTTGGCTTTTACCGTGCGCAGCGCCTTCTCAGCGCTCTTTCTCAATGCGCTTGACCCAACAGTGCCGTATGACTGTTCGATCTGCTGCTCAATACTCAACTGCGCCATTTCCGCGTTCGCCAGTTGTTCGAGACAGGCAACAACATTGTCGAGATTGTTAGTGTCGATATGTGTTTTATGCATCACTCTGTTGTCTCCTGTTCCGTGTCAATGATGGCGTCAACCGCAGTTTTATAGTTTTCCCACCCGCCATAGCTGTTAACTATTTCACCCAGGCGGGAAAGGCAGGCGTTCATCCAGTGAATACCCCTTGGCGTAAGCGCTGGAATTGTCCCCCAGTCGATGAAGTCAGAATTGCTACGATGCATATATCTGATGAGATCCAGAATGTTGACGTAATGGGCCCGGCGTTTTTGCTTATCCCAGCCCTTGTCTTCCAGATAAGTATCGATGAATCCCTGTAACGCTGATTGACTAAGCGAGATGTCACCGTGCGCATGGCGGTAAACCGGGCGACGGTGCATACTGACCAGATAAAACAGGTAGGCATCGCATACCCATGTCAGCGCCTGCTGGTGGGCTAGCTCAACAGAGCCAGCCGGTACGAATGCGTTATTTTCCACTATGAGTTCCCCCAACCGATGGCCTGGAACAGCCCCATTTTCGGGTGATACCAGCGGGTGCCGCGTGGTTCGGCTTCAGACATCATCTGGCGGAACGCTGTCATGAAAGATTTCTCTGGAACGATGGTCATAGTGGACTTCGTACCGCCGGGGGCAATGAAGGGGATTTTCTTGCTCTCGATACCGAACGCAGTAACTAACTGGCGCATCTTTTTGTCAGACATACCGCATTGAGACATGAGCTCTGAATAGCCAGCCCAGCCCTGAGGTGCTGCTCCGCGAGCGATGCTGTCCACCAACTCGACGACTTCTACAACTTTCCCTTCGACTTTATTAAGACGGCGCTCCTGCTCAACATTCAGCAATGCCATTTCGGCGATTAGTTCTGCCTGCGACTTCGGGCGCGAACGTTCTTCTTCCAGTTCTTTCCATCGATCAACGAGACGTGCGGTGAATTCCGGGCTTAGCTGGGCAACGACAATAATGCTGTCGCGCTTACCTTCTTCACCTTTAAAGACGTGAATTGCTGTCGGCCGTCCGGCAGTGGGCTTTTCCTCAATCTGAGGAGAAGTGATAACACCTCGCATAATCAGTGTTTCGATGGTGCGCTTAACATTGTCATGACGCTTTTCTACCAGGTCTGCGATTTCCTGGCTGGTCATTGATGGTTTGCTGGTGATCAGGTTATTCATAGTTATTTTCCTCAGTGCATAACCGGCACGTCTGGCATGCCTTCGGTCTGGATTTGCTCGATAAAGCCGTTGTGCAACCGGTCCATTGCCTCCCGGCCAAAAGCACTCAACGCGAATCCTTTTTCCGGGTGGAATTCCACCATTCCCCTGTACATCTGCAGCGCCAGCGCCAGTCCTTCTTCACGCCCGTATTTTTCAACAGCGACAGACTCGATGTGACTGGACATAGCAAAGCGCACCGGCCCAGGGTAAATACTCATACCGCCGCCCTCACCGAGAAAGATAACTGCCCGGTCAAATCCACCATCTTCATTCGGAACATCAACGGTGCCGTTTTTGTCGCGCTCCTCAGTGATGAATACAGTCGCAACCAGCCAGCGCCAGAGAATGACTTCCTTGCTGGCCGGAAACTGGATCCAGCCCGCCTGTTTTGCTTCCTGAATGCACAACTGCCAGCGAAAACCTTCATCTGTACGATGATCGAAATAGGAACTGTCAAACTGACGAACCGCACCTGACCAGCCGATAACACGATTTCCAGTCCGGATTCCGTTGGGCGTAGCCACAGGATTAATTTTCTTATCGTTCATCAGTTCATCCCCGCTGGCTTACTGGACTGAAGCTCAGCAACGTCTTTCACATAGCGGTCATGCATGGCTTCCCAGCGCTCATGCCATCTCTGCATTGCCCGTTTGCGGGCAAGGATTCGACGCAGACGGCGCATGCAACGCTGGTGGGCAGACAGATACTCAGCGGTAGTTTCTCCGTCGCGCCAGATTTCCATATCGTCACGATCAATGCGTACTTGTGGATGCCGCTGTTTAAAACCCGACATCCCAAAGGCCTGGGTTGTCATGAAGAATGCGAGGTAGCGGATCGCTGTATCGCGGGTGAAGCACTTTTTGATGCGGCCATGTCGGGCGGCAACGAATAACGGACCGGCAGGGGTCTCATAGATTCTGATCGCCTGGTCAATTGCAGAATTAGTACGGTTATCTTTCATTTTCTGTCCTTTACTCCGTTGTATTTTTCATGGCTCATTACTGTCCAGTTCTGGCCGCCGTCGCGGGACAACAGCCGCCAGCGCAGATTTACTTTCAGGCTCAGATGGCCGGTTTTGTGCATACGCCGGGGATGTATTCTCCCGGCCCAGTACTGGCGAAGAATGTGTACCGCCTGCCCGTGAACCCATTCAGGAATTCTTATTGCTGTGATGCTCATGGCTGCCCCTGAATGCGTGGCTTTGCATTTTTAGCGCGTTCGATAAGTTCAGCGATAAGCTCATCAATAATCAGCTTTCCGCTTTCGGTGAGATATTCACCATGACCATTCACGTCGACTGCATTCTGATATAAATTCCGGATGTCTTTATTCCCTTCGATAGTTCCGCGTTCCTTTCTGACCATATTTTCGAAACGTACCAGAATGCCATCCATAACTATCTCGGTAAGCTCCAGCGTTACAATTCCACCTTTGGGCTTACTAATAACAATGCAGGTGCCACCCGTTTTTCTCTGGTGGCGGATTAATGCGGCCTTCAATATCCGGCGGCGATAAGTGTTTATCACATTATCCATATTCATCTCCCGTAAGCTTTACGCAGATAGAGTGACGCAATTACTTCCTGACCGTTGGCAGCGTATAGCAGGGCTACTTTATATGCTGCTTTGTCTTTGATGAATGTCATACGAAACGCCTTACCGCCAGAGAAGCAACCACTCGCCCATGAATTTGCATGTCACTTTGTTCATCACGAGTGAGAATAAATTCACGGTAGTGACGGTTGTCAGAAATGATATTTAATGCGCCATTATCCAGAGGCTCTATACGTTTAATAAACACGCAAGTTCTTCCATAAACTTCTCTTGTAAACACATAAATACCCGAAGTGAAAGCCCGACCGCCACAATCAACGAAAGCCACGACCTCACAGGGTTGAATGGTAGGCTCCATTGAATCATCTACCATCCGGCAGCTTTTAACCCGGTTACCGAAATCATTAATATTGTCAGATTCAAAAAGCATTTGAGGCGTTTCTATTGGATGATTAATTGCGACGGCGTTAGTCATTTACATCTCCTCAGGCTGAGTTTGTATCCACCTGCTAAGGCGTTGGTTATTTGGGTGATTAATTTTTCTTAATTGGAGACCAACATTTTTTTAATGTCAGGATGACTGTTAATGATTGCTTTTGCCTCTTCACATGCCTCGTTGTATGACTTGAAAAAATCGATAAGAAAAAAATATTCATCGATGCGCTCGTATACCGCGAACTCTATTTCATCGACAAGAGTTGTTATGAACCGATAATTAAAACCTTCATCATGAGGTTGTGCTGCAGAAAGATAAGACCAATGAGAATTGGCCGCCCTAAGCTTGGCGTGAATATCAAATCCTTGGCTGGCTGGTTTTGGGTGTGATGTTTTATTCATCTCATTGGCTCCGTTGTTTGCCGATGAGCTAATAGTACTAAAGGTACTAGTATTTGCAATACTAAAAACAGAAATAAAAATAACCAATAGTATTAATAAATGATTTATATAGAAAAAAAGATGAAAAAAAACCGGCTTGAGCCGGTTGTTATGGGAAAAGATAAGGTTAAGCAAATAGGTATTTTGCTTCTATCACCACACCTAAAATCTTGCAATTGCCATTGATATGCATCAATGGATACTGCGGATTCAGAGGCTTAAGAAATTTTTGTCCTCCATCCAGCACCAACTTTTTGAAAGTCGCTTCATTGGCTTCAGTAAGTTTGGCTATAACCAGGCTTCCGTTTTTCGGTTCCTTGCCTGTGTCGACCAGAATGAGCATTCCTTCTGGGATGCTAAGCCCTGATGGTGATGTCATTGAGTCACCCTGAACACGAAGCCAAAAGGCATTACCTTCAACATGAGCGCTTGACTCATACCATTCATCAATATCTTTTAGTGTGTATGGTTCGCATGCTTCACACCATGATCCTGCACTCACCCAGCTCAATAAAGGGTATTTAGGACTTTTTTGATAGCTGCCTAAAAACTGTACATTCTCAGCCGCTGCGTGCATCAGCTCTAATTCCTTCGCTAGGTGAGGGCTGAAATCTTTTATTTGAACACCTAAAAGCTTAGCGAACATCAAGGCTGAACTGACGTTAAGCGCATTCCGTCCATTCAGATAATGCCCGACCGCACTCTGGGTAATGTTTAGCTCATCAGCGATGTCCTGCTGGGTTATCCCCAGATCCTTCTTTTTAGATTCATAAAGGGCCTTCAAACGAGCCGCATCGTTCAGTTGTTCTAAAGATAAGCGCTTTGGAGTTTTCATAGAATTATTTTAATACCTTTAGTTTGAAAATGTCTCCTACTTATAGTACTATTGATTTTAGTACTTTCAATACTATTTGAAGGGTGTCGAGATATGAAGACGATCACGCTCAAGGATTACGTGGCTGAGAATGGTCAGGTTAGGGCTGGCAAGCACTTAGGGGTTACTCAAATTGCTATCAGCAAGGCTTTGCGCTCAGGGCGTTCCATTTTTGTACAAATCTACTCGGACGGAAAGGTTTCAGCTTATGAAACAAAGACTTTCCCCGCAAAAAAGAACGATGCCTCGGCTCGTTTAGTTATGGATTAAGCCATGAATCAGGCTTTTCTACCGCTTGAAATGCCATATCTATGCAGCCAAGAGGATGTGGAGTGGATTAAGCAGCAGCTGCTGATCCTGCCACCAGCAGTACGGCAAAAAGCAGTTCAACGATATGCAGCGGTGTATCAGGAAGCGTTAGATGCTGAGCCCGTAAGTTTCCAAAAGGAGAACCGGGCCAGGCATGAGGCAAATACCCGGCTCCGTCTTTTTGTGAAGAACCAGGGCAGGGCTTTGCAGGGGTATACCGCCGAACCTCCCCTGGCCGGAACGCCAACGCGTTCCTGAATGTTACGGGTTTAAAGGTACCCGGACTAAAACAGGCTTAAAGGTGCCTGTTCAGGTTGGCAACCCACTAACTCAATCCCCCGTATGTACTAGGTAAGTAGTACGTTTTTATGGGGAAGAGGGAAAGGGGGGTAAGGGGGGATTGGGTGTAGGGGCAGGAACCGTGTCCTTTTCCAACAGGAGAGATCCATAAGTTAAGTAGATCTCTGTCTTAAAGGGGTTTTTAAAAAACGCCAGTATCAGCTAAGTAGTACGCAGCAGTCAAATGTTAAGAGGGTTCTTTCTGGAAGAGTAATTTTCAGGGGAGCTGAATCATAAGGGAGGCTGGCAATCTTTGGGGAGGCCACCAGCCATGTGAGGGGGATACGTGAAAACCACATCACAAAATTATTATCTCATTACCGCGGGGTCCGCACAATGCAGCTGACGATCACACCTAATTTTGCACAGGAGCGCGCGCTTAACATGTTGCGCCGTAACTGGAAGGCACACGACAGCTTCATGGTTTACGCTCCGACCGGCAGCGGTAAAACAGGTCTGGCTGCCTTCATCGTTGCCGGATTCGTCAGCCGTGGCATGCGAGTAATGTTTTGCGCTCCATACCAGATTCTTATTACTCAAACTGCAAATCGCTTTGTTGAGTATGGGTTGCCGGGTGACGAAATCGGTTATATCTGGGCGGATCACCCGAACTACGATCCGTCTCTGAAAATTCAGATTGCCAGCGCCGACACACTGATTCGCCGCGTGTTCCCTGACAACATCGATCTGCTGATTATTGACGAAGCGCATCTGCGCAAAAAACGCATCCTGCAAGATATCGAACGTCTGCGCGCTAAGGGCGTAAAAGTGATTGGCCTGTCGGGTACACCCTTTTCCCCATTCCTCGGCAAATACTATGAACGACTGATTAAGCCAACCACTATTGGCGAGCTGATTCAGCGCGGAGATCTGAGCAAATACGAATTTTACGCACCTACTAAGCCGGATCTGAAAGGGGTTAAAACTTCTCCATCGCTACAGTTCGGCACCGACTACAACGAAGCGCAACTGGCGGAAATCATGTGCGGCTCTACGCTGGTGGGCGACATCGTACAGAACTGGCTGGAACATGGCCGAGACCTGCCGACAATCGCATTCTGCGTCAACGTGGACCACGCCAATTTCCTGACAATCCAGTTTAATCAGGCGGGGGTTCATGCTGAGGTTATGACTGCCGACACGCCAGCGGATGAACGGCAGACAATCATTCACCGCTTTGAAAAGGGTGCGACAAAAATCATTGTCAGTGTTGGGGTGCTGGTGGCCGGCTTCGATAGCGACGTTCGCTGCATCATCTATGCCAGACCAACCAAAAGTGAAATTCGCTGGTTGCAGGCGCTCGGACGGGGCCTGCGCACAGCTCCGGGTAAAGAATCCTGCCTTATCTTCGATCACAGCGGTACTGTGCACCGCCTGGGATACCCGGATTATATCGAGTATGACGATCTCCCCGGTAGATCTGACGGCATGGAGGAAAGCGCGCGCCGCGTAGCTGAAAAACGCGAAGAGAAGCTGCCGCATGAGTGCTCGCAATGCCACTACATGAAACCAGCTGGCATTTACGTCTGCCCAAAATGTGGGCATAAGCCCCTGGCAGGTGAGGATATTGATACCGACTCCGGACGCAAGCTCAAGAAGCTGGGGAAAGTTCAGCCACAACCGACCACGGCTGAGAAACAAGCCTGGTGGAGTCAAATCAAGTTTTATCAGCGCCAGCGAGTATCGCTGGGCAAAAAGCCGGTGAGTGATGGCTGGTGTGCAAATACATTTCGGGATCGTTTTAACGAATGGCCCAGAGATCTGAGTGACTACCCCATGGAAATCACTCCAGTGGTTTCTAACTTCATCAAACATAAACTGATCGCTTTTGCTAAACGGCGAGAAAAGGAGCAACGCGGACAGCGAATTAATGAACAACAGCAGAAGCCCATTGCTCCAAAAGTTCAACAAGCGTTAGACCGGATTAGTGACATAAGGCAGGAATTATCTAAGCGAGCGCAGGCATGAAAACAGCAGAAGCAGCAAAGGGCCAGTGGGCCATGATTTTCAAGCATTACCGCCTGCCACCAATTACAGGAAAAAATCACTTCAAAGGGAAATGCCCTGTATGCAGTGCTCGCGGAAAATTCCGCATTGATGATCGTAATGGTGCCGGGACGTGGATTTGTACCTGCGGCAGCGGTGACGGCATGAAGCTTGTCACCCTGACACAGGGGAAACCCTTTAATGAGATTTGCACCGAAATAGACCGTTTGATCGGTAATAATTTCCAGCGTGTGAAAATTCCTGTAACCAGCAGTGCTGTCAGTCTTCGCAGTCGCGTGCTGAGCAAGTTTTCGAAGCTGGTGGCGCTGCGTGGTACAACCGGTGCTGCATATCTGAATTGTCGTGGAATATTCAACCTGCCTGCTGAGGCGATCCGATTCAACGATAAGCAGAGGCACAACGGGCGCGTGTTTCAGTCTCTTTATTCTCTGGCTACAGACGATAAAGGGGAGTTGTGCTACCTGCATCAGACCTTGCTTGATGGAGCCAAAAAAGCAGACATCGGTTCCAGCGCCAAGCGTCTCAAATCATTACAAGAAGATAACTACCTGGATTATGCGCGTTCAGTTGCGATCAGAATGTTTCCCGTCTCCACTACTCTGGGCATCGCTGAAGGCATCGAAACGGCGTTGTCTGCTCACCAAATTTACAAGGTAAACACCTGGGCAACAATCAATAGCGGCTTCATGAAAAAGTTCCGCGTCCCTTCAGGCGTTAAGCACCTGATTATATTTGCCGACCGTGACGAGAACAGTGCCACCGGGCTGGCTGCGGCCTACGAATGCGCCCATGCCAATTTGCTGGCAAAGAACGACCTGGAGCGCGTAAGCGTGTACTGGCCGGATCACGATGATTTCAACAATATGCTTATGAACGGCGATCAGGTTCGTGAGCTGGTTTTCTATAAAAAACAGCAGGAGGCCGCATGAAACAGCATCAAATAGATCGCCTCATTGAGTCAAAAAATTCACGCGCAAATGAAAAAGGCCTGATTTTTGGTATGGGTCATTTTGATGTCTCGTTTCCAAGAGCTATCAGAATCAATGGCAGACAACATAATCACAGCGCCTATAGCGTGTGGAACAGCATGCTGCGCCGCTGCTATGCACAGAGTACCGTAAAGATGACACGAAATTATGCAGGCTGCTCGGTTTGCGACGAATGGCTTTATTTCAGCAATTTTCTGGAGTTTTACAAGGCCGGGCATCGTGAAAATTACGCCCTTGATAAAGACTTGCTCATTCCAGGAAATAAAGTCTATTCACCAGAGCGATGCGTTTTCGTTCCACAAGCGTTGAACAATTTCGCCTTAGATCGTGCTTATGCTCGCGGTGATTGTCCGCTGGGCGTTTGCTGGGATAAGCAGCGACGTAAGTTTAAGGCGAATATCCGCATAAATGGCGAGCTAAGACACATCGGGCTGTTTGATACAGCTCATGGAGCACATATCGCGTGGCACAACAAAAAAATGGAACTTGCCATGCAATTGAAGACGATATGCGATGAGCTTCATCCAGCTTTGTACAGCGGCTTGATCTTGAAGGTTGAATCTATGAGGAAGGCATCATGAAGTTGGAATCAGCACTTAAACATTTTAGCCCGCAAAGCATGCATATCAGCGATACGGTCGGCAGTACAGGCCCTGATCGACTTACCGGCACCGATATTATGGCTGCATTAGGCACCACTAGTAGCAAGGCACGCTTTGGTCTGGCTGCATATTTGGGTAAAGCGGGCGTAAGTAAAACAGATGAGCAACTGGCTATTCAGGCGCTGGCCCGGCACGCTATGGATAATGCACCCAAGAGCGTGCGCAAAGCAGCTGGCGGTGAATTCGGCCAATGTATGCTGGTGCTGGCGCAGTTTGCCTTTGCTGAATACTCACGATCGGCGGCCACCAGCGTGACGTGCCACAGCTGTAGTGGTACCGGCTTTACATCACTATATGAAGATGTGGTTAAACATCCAGGCATTATCAATTCCGAAGGTGTCGAGGCGGTACCAGCAAAAGTTAAGCGTGAACTGGTGAAGCATATCTGCGGCGCATGCAATGGGAAGGGGGTTATTTATGCCCGTTGTCGTTGTGGTGGGAAAGGGGAAGTGCTCGACCGCAAAGCGACCAAAGAACATGGCGTACCAGTATTTAAAAAATGTATGCGCTGTGATGGTAACGGTTATTCTTCGCTACCCTCAACTGCTGCACACAGGGCGATTCTTAAGCGCGTCCCGGATCTGCATGTCAGAACATGGACCCGCAACTGGAAGCCATTTCTGGAACTGCTGGTGGATTTTTGCCATCGACAGGAACAGAGAGCTGAAACCGCCTTTGAGGCTGCAACCAGCTTTCGTGATGATAAGAGCAACATTTAGAAATTTCGCAGCGTAGAACTTGCTTTTGTCCGAAGTTGTCGTGTATGCTCTAAATCGTGGAATATAGCGCCCAAGAGATATTTCATACTAAGCCCGCCCTTTGGCGGGTTTTTTTATTATCGACCTAAGGTGCGTAAAAATGACTCGAAGTGCGTAAGCTCTCCTTCTGGGGCGGTAGAAGAATTCTTTAATTTGGCGCTGATAGCTGATAGGTTTTTTTTCGTGAGAAATTTACCAGCATCATGCAGGAGTGATTTGAGCTTCTTTACTCGTTCATCAATAGTATTTGCGCGTTTGGCTAAATCCGAAATCACAGGGCTGCTTGCTGAGCTAAAATCAACTTGGCGAATTAACTTGATATCTCCAACGATGGAAACAAAGAGATCCTTTAAGTTATTTTCCGGCAAAAGCACATGAACGAAAGATACTTTGCCCATGATATAATCACTTGTAGCTTCGCCAGATTCACGCATGTGTTTATTGGCGGCAAAAAGAAGCGATCTAGCCCACTTGGCTGTTTCTACTTCGGTAAGAATGACTGTTCCATCCTGATTCTTGGCTAAGAGTCTAATTTCAGTTGATGCCAGTCGGCCAGAATGGTTGGAATTTTGTATTCTCTCGATATTTGTGGCGCAGGTATCGATTGACGGTTTAGTTTTGCGGAAACCCTCAATAGTTGCGGTCCAGGCATCGCATTTTGCTTTAGCTTCAGAAACAATCATTTTGTTCGTTTCAAGCTTCATGAAATTATCGAACTGATCAGTAAGTTCTTTGAACTTCACGCCGAACTCATCTGCCCCACAGATATTACCAATGTTGGTCTCGATCCCATCATCGGTGCGAACGATGTATCCCATCTGGTGTGGTTGATTGCAACCTTTAAGACCGCAGTGAATCTTATCTTTAAATCGATAGAAACCGATGATTTCGGAAAGCTTGTGTTCAGACTTTGAAATTTTGTTATGGAAATTTTGGCGAGATGTAATTTCTTCCCATGCTTCAACTTTTTGACTACCTGTTGCCGTGCGAACAAAAATCATGAAAGAACTCCATTCAATTTTGGACTGTTTATTTTATCGCCATGCAATCAAAATCACCATAGCTTAAATAATTAAGCACGAGTGGCAGTTTCATAATCTTCGCATTTGAGCTCTTAGCAAGTCACTATCAGGAGGATGCCTGGTGATTTTATTTTATCTGCGCCCCTATCTCTGTCATTTTGCCGACTACCCGCGTTAGCTCATCCTCAGAGAGCGTAAGCTGGGCGGCGATGTAAAAGAGCATCTGCTGGGACATAGCGCGAGGCGCTGCCCCTCCAGTGTATTTGCGCCATTGATTGTTACCTGCAATCCCGGCCAGTTCGGCCATCTGATTACCTGTGTAACCCAGTTCGGATTTGAGTTTTTCCAGATCCTCTGTTGCTGGTGGTGTGTAGTCATGAATAAGCGCCACTTGATACCCCTTATAAAAAAGCCCCTTACGGGGCTTCGTTGTTAAATCATTTTGAGCAGAACCGTGGTGATAGTTGCTACGGCACCGATTAAACCTGAAGCCACTACAATCGGATACCAGGTTGATTCGCGGTTCAGTTTAGAGGTCTCTGCAATAAGCTTGGCAATTTCTGCGTTGATTTTTGCTAACTCTGCCTGGGTCATTTCGTTGCTGCTCATCTTTCATCCCTTCTGGGGTTGCGGGCTGCGACCTATTCGCTACCCTATGTAAAATATAATAGCCCCTTTGGGGCTAATGGTCAAGCGGTTCTTTAAGTGATTACAAAATTTTGTTACGCGGAATATTTTTAGTACATATACTCAGTTTGTGGTGAATCCCCCTGTGCGGAGGGGCTACCAGTAAGGTCTTTGATTATTCAACATCGCGGATCTGCTGACTGGGGCAGATCCACCGGGAGGCACCCGGCACCACATACCAATTACACCGACAGTCATATTTGCTTTGCTACTTCTGGCCTGCTTTTACAAGCAGGCTTTTTAGCCATCTTTAACACATCGTGCGGTAGGGTGCCTTTTTTATCCTCATAAACAGGCGATTACAGCGAAATGGGATAAGATTCTTTTGTGGTGAATCCCCCTGAGCGGAGGGGCGTAATCAGCAACCGGTTAACAGTAAGACAACCTAACACGCAAGTTTCAGTCGCTGGCTCGAACTTACCGGGAGGCACCCGGCACCACAAGCCAAAAAAATATCTCACAAGCCTGCAATGCAGGCTTTTTTTTATCCATTTTCCCCTGAAACACTTCCCCTCAGCGGAGGTGAGAGACATGTCCCATATGAGCAAACTCGTAACCGGTGTCGCGCTCGGCACTTCCGGTGGCACCATCCTGAACGGTGTTCTGACAAAACTGAGCCCTGATGAATGGAGTGCCGTCGGCGTGCTGGCTGGTATCGCGGGCATTGTCATCACCGGGCTTATTAACTGGTACTTCAAACGAAAGGTCGCCAATGCCCAGGTGAGGGCGCTGGAGAAATACGGCCCGACGGTAAAAGTTGGAGATGACTGATATGCCGATGACCAGCAGTCTGCGTAATAAACTCATCGCTGCTGCGGGCGGCGGTGCGATGCTCATCGCCACGGCTTTTCTTGGTGGCCACGACGGTGTGGAAGGGCGGAAGTATGAAGCCTATAAGGATGTGGCCGGAGTCTGGACGGTCTGCGATGGTCATACCGGGCGCGATATCGTCCGGCACAAAACCTATACTGACCGGGAATGTGATGCCCTGCTGTGGAAAGACCTGCAACCGGCAAAACGCACCGTTGACAATCTTGTAAAGGTGCCGGTGGGCGAGTACCAGCGCGCCGCGCTCTACAGCTTCGTTTTTAACGTCGGCTCTGATGCGTTTTCTAAATCCACTTTGCTGCGGAAACTCAATAAGGGCGACCATGCCGGTGCGTGCGAAGAGATGCGCCGCTGGGTTTACGCTGGTGGCATGAAATGGAAGGGACTGCAGAACCGGCGCGAGATGGAGCGTTCCATGTGCCTGGCGGAAGGTGAAAATGACCTTTAAAGCGAAACTTATCGGCGCGCTGGTTATCGCTGGCCTGCTGGTGGCGCTTGACTGGGCGGTCAGTCACTACCGCGATAATGCCATTGCCTATAAAGAGCAGCGCGATAAAGCGAAGGGCGACCTGCTACTGGCGAACGACACCATTAATGATATGAAGGTGCGCCAGCGCGACGTCGCAGCACTCGATGCGAAATACTACGGAGAACTGACAGATGCCAAAGCGACTATTGACCAGCTTGAGCGTGATGTTGCTGCTGGCCGTAAGCGGCTGCAGCTCAACGCCACCTGTCGGAACGGAACGTCCGGCACCACCGGCGTGGATGATGGCACCGGCCCCCGACTTACTGACGCCGCTGAACGGGATTATTTCACCCTCAGACAGCGAATCGAAACCGTTACCAGTCAATTAACCGCCCTGCAAGTGTATGTGCGTGAGCAGTGCCTGAAGTAAAAAAAAAAGCCCTCGGCGGGAGGGCAACGGGTAGAAATATTTTTTTATAATTAAGCTATTTTGATTGTGATCTTTCAGTAACTGAAGCAATACACTGGTAGTTAGCACTACTTCGGTTGATCTGAAAAATGGACACGGAGGAAGTGTGGTTTATAAAGCTGATATGACAAATGGAAAAGAGATGATTGAGATTAATCCTAGTAAAATGAAAAAAATTTCCCTTCCAAAGTGAAATCCATGAACTTCAAAAGGGAGACCAAGTGGTCTTCGTTACAAAGAATGCATGTAGAATACCATTCAAATTGATGTTTAGTAGATAGATTAAAAAATATATTCAAAACGCATCTTTGAGTTAACCCACTAATACATAAAAGAAAAATACAAAATTTAAACAATTATTACGTTGAGTCAACAAAAATTAAACGCTTAAGCGATTAGATCGTCCGCCCAAACCGCAGTCATGATGCGGCCCCCGAGTCTCCGCGTAAGAGCCAGCTTTACTTCTGGTAAGGGTTAATAAGAAAAGAAGTACTGGTTTCACCACGTGACAGCCAATCACGCACTGGTTTGAGCCAACGGGGAGCAGAGACGAACCGGGGTGACGAACTCAAGGGCATGAGCGCGGCCACTGCGAGAGTGTAGCTGGCATCACAAGGCGCATTTATGAGTGCGCCTGATGATGCTTATCAGCTTCCAAAATCAAAGCTGCGTTTTCAATTCCGAAGGGTTGTCGGATGGGGTGGCTTCTTCTGATGGCGTGGCGCTGAAGTCTTTAATGATTGCACATCCCCACCAGTTAATAATCAATGCCGCCACAGCGGTAAACAGCCATGGTATCTGTGAGCCTTCGAAGTATTGCTCGCTAATATAGTTACCGGTGGTAAAGCAGGTGAAGATGGTCGCACCGATAAACCATCCCTGAAAAAGATTGGTTTTCAAAGTCATGATAGTTCCCCATTGGTATAAGGTGCCAATATCTCTCTGAGGACAACGGAAAGCAATCATCTCATCCATCTGCTTATGTATTTTTTATGAACTCAACTTGCGCATAGCGGGGCTTTTTTATGCACAGCGTACGCGAGCATCGAAAAGATACTTTAATGAGCATTCCGGGAAAAGTGGCTTGAGTGACTGTATAAAATCAGCGATACGTTAACCCCATCGCAAAAAAAGATAAACCACATCTCCCGACTTTTTATAAGCTAACTAAGCTGGAATGATGCAATAACTTCACATGTTTCATTACAATCAGAAAGATACTCCATACATTTGTGATTGTTGACAAAAGGGACTCGTTTAACTCAATGACCAGATTGCCAGAATTTTCGCTTTCTTTCTTTCACCCCCGCTACTGGCTGTTATGGCTTGGAATACTCATCCTTCGCTGTCTTGTTCTGCTTCCATACCCTCTTTTATGCCGGATCGGATGTGGCTTGGGCAGACTGGGTCTGCGAATAATGTCACGCCGCGTAAACATTGCGCGCAGAAACCTGGAGCTTTGCTTTCCCGAACTGGCAAAAGATGAGCAGGAAAAACTGCTCATCAAAAATTTTGAGTCAGTCGGTATGGGGGTCATTGAAACAGGTATGGCCTGGTTCTGGTCAGATGCAAGAATACGTAAGTGGTTTACGGTAACGGGCTATGAGCATATGGAAAAAGCCCGGTCGGGTCAGCATGGAGTGCTTCTTATTGGTATGCACTTCCTGACGCTTGAGCTTGGTGCACGTATTTTCGGTATGCTTAATCCTGGAATTGGTGTTTACAGGCCAAACAATAATGCGTTGTTTGACTGGTTACAGACACGCGGTCGTCTGCGTTCTAATAAAACGATGCTGGACCGCTATGATCTGAAGGGAATGATTCGAGCCCTTAAGCAGGATGAAATCATCTGGTATGCGCCAGACCATGACTATGGTGCGCAGAACAGTGTATTTGTGCCATTTTTCCAGGTCCCTGATGCTGCAACGACAGCAGGTAGCTACATGCTTGTCAGAGGTGCTCGTCCGGCGGTAGTTCCATTTGTTCCTCGACGCCTGCCAGACCAGAAAGGATATGAGCTGATTATTTTACCGGATATCAGTGAAGAACTGGCTGGCAGGGAAAAGGAGTTTGTCGCCACGAGAATGAATCAGACAATTGAAGAGGCAATCAGGTTAGCGCCGGAGCAGTATATGTGGTTGCATCGTCGATTTAAGACCCGTCCTCCTGGAAGAGAATCTTTTTACAGTAAAAAATGAGCATGGATCGGTCGACCCAGGCTAAACGATAGCAGCCCTGCATATGCGGGGCTTTTTTATGCCTATCGCACGTGCAGCTTTACCGTGCGACAGACTCACCTTTAGAAGGAAATAATCATGCCCGATTCAAAACTGACAACGCTTACAGATGCGGCAACTGACGTCCTTTATGCACTTTTCTTTCGAGGCGCTTTACTGAGTGGTGATGTCCCCTCTAAATCAGGTGCTAACGATCTGCTGGATGCTGGTCTGATTTGTTCAAAGCACACTGCCACACCGTTCGGCGGCGAGGATTATTTTACTTACCTGACAGCAGAAGGGCAGAAATTCGCCATCGACTACCTTGTGAATACTTGTTTTGGCGTTGCGCAGAAAAGTGACAGCGATGACTCACAGGCGATTACTTTGAAAATCGCAGTGGATACCAGTGATGTGCAGGCAGCTATTGAAGAGATTGATAAACATATTCGCAATAGTGAGACCTTTAAAACCTTTAACAAGGCAGCCAGCATCAAAGAGGCAATGGTCCAGCCCGCTTCAATCGCAGCAAGTGCCATTGAGCGTGAACACTCCCTGCGGACAGAGGCCATCGCAAAAGAAGCTATGGAGCGGCAGCGTGAGATTGCAGCAGAGCGCTTTGCTATCTTTGGTGAATCCGATATCGGCATCAAGACAATTGAACAGCGCACGCTGTCATATGTGCTGGGTAGTGCGTTGCATCAGGTCGATGCTGAGCAGGCTGGTGACGTTGCGGTTAAACTCGCTCAGGCTGTTAAGTCAGCGTTCCAGACCTTGAATAGCGGTGATGCTGGTGTATGAAGGTCATCATTGAAGGTATCCAGTATTTTCCTGTGTGCTCTTCATCTCCCCGTATAGGTATTGCCATTACGACGCATAACCGTGCAGACGTGCTGAGCCGGACGCTGGACCACCAGCTGCGTCACTTACCCGCCGGTGCGCTGGTGGTGGTGATAGATGATGGTTCAAATCCGCCAGCTACCGTTCCTGATGGTGTAAGACTGGTAAGACATGATACATCGCTGGGCATAGTCGCATCGAAGAATGCAAGCCTGACCGCGCTGATGGACGCCGGATGTGAGCATTTATTTTTATGGGATGACGATGCGTATGTGATCGCCGATGACTGGCATCTGCCCTATATCGAATCACCTGAGCCGCACCTTGCATACCAGTTTCTTGATCTCGCCGGACCGCGCAAACTGAATGATCTGGCGGTGCTCTACCGTGATGATCAGCATGTCGCCTATACCGGGCAGCGCGGCGTCATGCTGTATTACCACCGCAGCGCCATTGAGACCGTAGGGGGCTTTGATCCGGTTTACGGTCGCGGCATGTATGAGCATTCAGATCTGGCGCTGCGTATCCATAATGCGGGGCTGACAACGTGGGCTTACGCTGATGTTTCTGGCTCGGAAAGGCTGATTCACTCGATGGATGAGCACGAAGAGGTCACGCGCTCTGTTTCCCGTCCCGATCGCGAGGCGCTGGTGGCGCGCAACGTGAAGATCCACAATGAGCGCCGCGATGCCGGTTATACCGGTTATGTTGAATACCGCCCACGACGTAACGTGGTGATCACCACCCTGTTAACCAGCCAGCCTGATCCGCAGCGTGGCGTGAAGATGCGGGCTGAACCGGACCTTCTGCGCGCCTGGGCAATGTCAATCAGTGGCGCTGATGCGGTTGTGCTTGCCGACGAACTGACTGAAGCGCCGCCCGGCGCACAGCTGGTGAGTGCTCCTGACGTGGCGATGAATGTTTATTTCCGGCGCTGGCTGCACATCTACCAGTATCTGCGCGGTCACCCTGAATACCATTTCGTTTGGTGCACCGATGGTACCGATGTCGAGATGCTGCACGCGCCGTGGGATGAAATGGCGGCCGGAAAGGTCTACGTTGGCTCGGAACCAAAAACGTACGCTGACGCCTGGGCACGGCAGAATCACCCGGAAGAAGTTTACCAGCGCTTCATTACTGAAAATAAAAATGAAGTGATGCTTAATGCCGGGTTGCTTGGCGGTACGCGTGAAGATGTGATGGCGTTTGCGCATGGCATCGTGCGTCTGTATTACCGCATCGAGAGTAACCGCTTCTGGCAGACTGAACGCGCTGGTGCTGCGGTGGGAGATATGCTGGCTTTCGGCATTGTGGCGAAGTCATTCGGCGACAGGGTTGTCACTGGTCCGCAGATCCACACAGTTTTCAAGTCGAACGGGATCGGTAAGGAGTGCGCCTTCTGGCGGCATAAGTGAGGTAGAAGTGGGTACAGTAATTTTCTTCATCCTGGCGGCAATATTTATCTTCATTATTGTTTTCGCACCTCGCAGCCCCCGGAGCTCTTTCGAATGTCACCGCTGCGGTAAGTTCGTTAGGTCTCCCTCCAAATTTTGTAGCGAGTGCAGGCCAAAGCCAAAGGTAAAACGCTGATGGAAATTAAGTTTGTAGTGGTCTGTCATCACTCAAGAGAACCGCAGGCGAGAGCACTGGCTTACCAGCTCGGACCGGATGCCCACGTGTTGACAGACCCTCAGAATCATGGCGCTGCATGGAACCACCGGCGAGCGCTTGAGTGGGCCGGCAGGCAGCAATGCCGGGTGGTGATTTGTGAAGACGATGCGCTGCCTGTAGCCCGCTTTATTGAGCTGGCTGGCGAATGGCTGAACCGTTTTCCGGACAGTCTCTGCTCGTTCTATCTCGGCACAGGCCGCCCGCCGCAGTACCAGATGCAGATCGCCGAGCGATTGATCGTTGCTGACAGGACGCGCGCTGACTACATCACGCTACCGCGCCTGATTCACTGCGTCTGCTACAGCGTACCGCCGCAGCATATTGAAAGGGTGCTGACTCGCTGGGACAGCAGCAAGCCTGCTGATTATGCGGTGGGTGATGCGTATGGTGGTGATGTCGTCTATCCGTGCTGGTCGCTGGTGGACCATGCCGATGGCGAACCGGTTGAGCGTCATCCCGACGCAGCACCGCGAACAGAACGCCGCCGGGCGTGGAGGTTATATGGTTAAGCTGACAACCCTTAAGCCCCGACTGAAGGTTATTGATACGCGTCGTATCAAGCCTGTGTTTGGCGAGCATCGCAGAGTAAGCGGAAGCGCAAGGGTTGGTCTCAAGCGTCGTATCTGGGTGAGAGACGGTGGTCATTGTTGCATGTGCGCCAGGATAGTTGACCTGCACGAAAGCGAACTTGATCACCGCACCGCATTACAGTTCGGCGGCGACAACTCGGAGCGTAACCTCTGGACCCTTTGCAATGAATGTCATGCCGGGAAGTCAGCACGCGAAGCGGCATCTGGCCAGCCTGACACTGAAGCCCTGAAACATGACATCCCGTTAGCCAGTCTGAGCGATGACATCGTGGTGCTTTAAATCAAATGCGAATAGATATCAATTGCAATAAAATTGATTTCAGATGAAACCATTTCAAATGTAATGATATCGATTCTCATTTACCGGGGGGGTGGGTCCGGAAGTAAACATCGAAAGCACCGGACACCGCAGCCTCCCTCACGTACAGAAAAAATTCCCTTCTGGAGGGTATAAACATGTTAACAGCGCAAAAGCGAAAATTCGCGGTGGCGCTGATGTCCGGCATGTCTCAGAAAGATGCGGCAGTAAAGGCGGGCTACTCGGAGAAATCCGCGCGGTCAAAGGGGTCGCAGCTTGCAAAAGATCCGGAAGTCATCGCTTTTACTGAACGCAAAAAGAAAGAAATAGTCACCGTGGATGAGGTGCCATCCTGCCGGAAAAATGTTTATACCCCAGCGGTAAACACGCCGGAAAACATTCCTCTGCCGGAAGCGCCGCCGGTGGCCGGTCAGTATGACGATCCGCTCAAGTTTCTGATGGCAGTAATGAACGACTCCAGTGAAGACATTGACATCAGAAAGGATGCGGCAAAGGCTATGCTGCCTTATATCCACCCTAAAAAAGGGGAAACGGGTAAAAAAGACGCGCGCAACGCTGCGGCGAAAGTGGCTGCGGGTGCCAGCAGGTTCGGATCTATGGCACCGCCAAAGCTGGTGGTGAATAACAAAGAGGGGTAATCCATGGCGCAGTGGTCCACGGCCTGCACCGACTGGGAAAACCGCCTCATCGACGGCGATTCCATCATTCCGCCGCCGATTTTCGCTGACCAGGCTGATCAGGCGCTGAGTATTTTCCGCGAACTCCGTGTCTCCGACCTGCCGGGTAAGCCGACATTCGGCGAGTGCTCGGAAGAGTGGGTTTTCGACTTTGTAAAAGTCATCTTTGGTGGTTACGATGCCCGGACCGGTAATCAGTTGATCCGAGAATACGGCCTGCTGATATCCAAAAAGAACACCAAATCGACTATCGCGGCAGGCATCATGCTGACCGCACTGATCCTGTGCTGGCGCGAGGACGAGGAGCATCTGATCCTGGCACCGACAAAAGAGGTGGCCGACAACAGCTTCAAACCAGCCGCCGGCATGATACGGGCTGATGATGAACTGACTGATATGTTCCAGATTCAGGATCATATCCGCACCATCACCCACCGCGTGACGAGAAACACGCTGAAAGTGGTGGCCGCCGATACCGATACCGTCTCGGGTAAAAAATCCGGTCGGGTTCTCGTTGACGAACTCTGGCTGTTTGGCAAGCGCGCCAACGCAGAGGCGATGTTCATGGAGGCACTCGGCGGCCAGGTATCGCGCAATGAGGGCTGGGTGATTTATCTCACCACCCAGAGTGATGACCCCCCGGCGGGTGTGTTTAAGGAGCGTCTCGATTACTGGCGCGATGTGCGTGACGGAAAAATCAGCGATCCGAAAACGCTGGGCATTCTTTACGAGTTCCCGGACAGCATGATCCAGAGCAAGGCTTATCTCAGCCCTGAAAACTTCTATATCACTAATCCGAACATCGGGCTTTCCGTCAGCCCGGAGTGGATTGCCGATAACCTGCGAAAAAATCAGGCGAAAACCGACGGCACACTGCAGCAGTTTCTGGCTAAACACCTCAACATCGAAATTGGTCTCAACCTGCGCAGCGACCGCTGGGCGGGCGTCGATTTCTGGGAGCAGCAGGCCAGGCGGGTAAGCTTTGACGATTTGCTTCAGCGCGCCGAGGTGATTGCCGTCGGCATTGATGGCGGCGGGCTTGATGACCTGCTGGGGTTCAGTGCTGTCGGGCGTGATACTGAGACGCGGGAATGGCTCTGCTGGTGCCATGCCTGGGCGCATGAAATCGCGATACGACGGCGTAAAAGCGAAGAATCCCGGTTTAACGACTTTGTTAAAGCAGGAGACATGACCATCGTGAAGCGTGTCGGGCAGGATACGGAAGAGGTGGCGGAGTACGTCAGCCGTATCCACACCGCCGAACTGCTCGACAAGATTGGCATTGACCCCTCCGGTGTCGGGCAGATCCTGGACGCGTTGATCGAGGCGGATATTCCCGCCGATGCGGTGGTGGGCGTCAGTCAGGGCTGGCGGCTTGGTGGCGCGATTAAAACCACCGAACGCAAGCTTGCTGAAGGTGTGCTGGTGCATGCGGGTCAGCCCATGATGGCCTGGTGCGTGGGCAATGCCCGTGTCGAACCGAAAGGTAATGCGATCCTCATTACCAAACAGGCCAGCGGCAAAGGAAAAATTGACCCGCTGATGGCGTTGTTTAATGCCGTTTCGCTTATGGCGCTGAACCCTGAGGCGAAAAAGCAGGATTATCAGGTGCATTTCATATGACAGCTATATCAGTCAACGACCCGCCCCGGCGGGTTTTTTCGTTTCAGGAGGCAGCAAAATGACGCTTAAGCGCGCATGCACCCTCATGACGGTGAAAGCGGTAAACGAGGATGAGCGGATCATTACCGGCATCGCCTCCACGCCATCGCCGGATCGTGACGGGGACATTATGGAGCCGGAGGGCGCGAAGTTTCGCAGCGAAACGCCCTTTCTCTGGCAGCACGACCGGTCGCAGCCCATCGGCACCTGTACACCAAAAATGGTGAAGGAAGGGCTGCAAATCACCGCAAAACTGGTGAAGCCAACCCCGGATATGCCCTCCCAGCTGGTTGCCCGGCTCGATGAGGCCTGGACATCCATTAAGGCGGGGCTGGTACGCGGCCTCTCGATCGGCTTTCGCCCCATTGAATATTCGTTCCTGGATGAAGGCGGTATCCGCTTTCTGTCCTGGGATCTTCTTGAAGTTTCAGCGGTGACCATTCCGGCAAACGCCGAATGCTCAATCAACACCGTTAAATCTTATGACCGCCAGTTACTCGCCGCGTCCGGTAATGAGAAACCGGTAGTTAAAGCAACTCAACCCGCTGGCGCTACAGCACCCGAAACCAATACCAGAAAAGGAAACAGTTCGATGAATATCGCAGAACAAATCAAAAGCTTTGAAGCGAAGCGTGCGGCGCTGGCGGCTTCTCTCTCAGACATCATGGCGAAGGCCGCCGAAGACGGCCGGACACTGGATGTCGAAGAAGAGGAGAGCTATGACAACACCTCCGCTGAAATCAAATCCGTGGATGCGCACCTGAAACGCCTGCGCGACATGGAATCCAGCATTGCCCAGACAGCCAAACCGGTCAGTAAAGCCGCCGGTGGCGATCTGAATGTGGTGACGACCAGCGCGCCGGGCATCATCCGCGTTGAGCCGAAGCTGGAAAAAGGCATCGCGTTTGCCCGCTTTACCAAGGCTCTGGCGGCGGCCAAAGGCGCTCGAACTGAAGCGCTACAGATCGCCAAGAACAAATATCCGGAAGATATCAAGCTTCACCATGTTCTGAAGGCGGCCGTCAGCGCAGGAACGACTACCGATCCGCAGTGGGCCGGTGCGCTGGTTGAATATCAGGATTTTGCCAATGACTTTGTGGAGTACCTGCGACCGCAGACTATCATCGGTAAATTCGGTACCGGTAATATCCCGTCGCTACGCGAAGTGCCTTTTAACATCCGTGTGCCGGTGCAGACCTCTGGAGGCTCCGCAGACTGGGTTGGGCAGGGTAAGCCCAAACCCCTGACGAATTTCAACTTTGAAACCATCACGTTTGGTTTTTCCAAGGTTGCTGCAATTTCGGTTCTGACCGAAGAGCTTCTGCGTTTTTCAAACCCTAAAGCAGATGTACTGGTTCGTAACTCCCTGGCTGAAGCGGTCATCGCTCGCCTGGATGCCGATTTCGTCAATCCCGCTAAAGGCGAAGTTATCGGTGTCTCGCCGGGGTCTATCACGAATGGCGCGCCTACTATTCCCAGCACCGGAATTCCAGATGAGGACAGTACTGCAGCGTTTCAGGTATTCATTAACGCCAACCTTCAGCCAACCGGTGCGGTATGGCTGATGTCCAGTTCGACAGCTCTTGCGCTGTCAAAACGTAAGAATGCGCTGGGCCAGAAAGAATATCCGGAAATGACCATGTTCGGCGGCATTTTCGAGGGGCTGCCGGCGATCGTTTCCCAGTACGTAGGCAACCAGCTGGTACTGGTGAACGCACCGGATGTTTACCTGGCCGATGAAGGCGGGGTGGCAGTCGATATGTCGAGTGAAGCTTCGCTCGAAATGGAGTCTGCCCCGACCCACGACAGCGTAACGCCAACAGGGGTTGAACTGGTCTCTATGTGGCAGACCAACAGTGTCGCCATCCGCGCCGAGCGCTGGATCAACTGGAAGCGTCGTCGTACCGCTGCGGTGGCTGTCATTTCTGGCGTTAACTACGGCACCACTCAGGGCAGCTAACCCACTCAGGAGGGCGGGGGCAACCCCGCCAGTTTGCATGACCAGAATCAGATATCTTCAGCGCACCCATGACGCGAGACCTGGTGATGAAAAGGCCGTGGACGAGCAGTGCGCCAGGGTGCTGGTGCTGCTGGGCATGGCTGAGTACATCAGTACAAGGCGAGCGGGTGGGGCAAAAAAGAAAAATAATGCGGGGAATGGCTGATGTGGAATCCTTTCCGGAGAAAAGAAAAAGCGCTTCAGCCGCCATCAGATCGCGGCGGCTGGATGTCCCTTATCCGTGAGCCTTTCGCGGGTGCCTGGCAGCGCAATCTGGAAATTAACCAGACGACAGTACTGTCCTTTCATGCTGTGTTTTCCTGCATCTCGCTTATCGCAAGCGATATCTCAAAAATGCCTCTGCGGATGATGCGCAAAGACTCAAACGGCATCTGGAAAGAAAACAACAGCGGCACACCCGCCAGGATTTACAGACGCCCGAATGCTTTTCAGAACCGGATGCAGTTTTTCGAGTGCTGGCTCAACTCGAAGCTTTGCCACGGTAATACGGTTGTCCTCAAGATCCGAAACACCCGCGGTGAAATCACCGAACTGAGGGTTCTCGACTGGAACAAAGTGACGCCACTGGTGGCAGATGACGGGTCTGTTTTCTACCAGATTAACCCCGATAATATGACGGGCGTGGATGCTCCTGTAACGGTCCCCGCGCGCGAGGTGATCCACGATCGCTTCAACTGCCTGTTTCATCCGCTTATCGGACTTTCACCCATTTATGCGGCTGGTCTGGCTGCAATGCAGGGCCACCATATTCAGGAAAACTCAGCGTACTTTTTCCGCAACGGCAGTAAACCGAGCGGGGTCATTGAAGTGCCCGGTACCATCAATGATGAAAATGCGCGGAAACTCAAAGCCAACTGGGACACAGGCTACACCGGGGAAAATGCGGGCAAAACGGGGATTCTTAGCAACGGTGCCAAGTATAACCCCATCTCAATGTCTGCTGACGATGCAAAGGTCGTTGAGCAACTGCAGATGTCAGAGAAAATTGTCTGCTCAACGTTTCACGTCCCGGCCTATAAAGCCGGCGTCGGTGAACTTCCTTCCTACGACAACATTGAGGCGCTGGAGCAGCAGTATTACTCGCAGTGTCTGCAGACGCTTATTGAGTCGATTGAGCTTCTGCTGGATGAGGCGTTCGAGATGGAAGGCGATACCGGTACCGAGTTTGACGTGAGCGCGCTATTGCGTATGGACAGCGAACGCCGCATCAAAACGCTGGGTGAAGGGGTTAAAAACACCATCCTTACGCCCAATGAGGCGAGGCGCAGCGAAAACCTGCCACCTGTGACGGGCGGTGATGAACTCTACCTGCAGCAGCAGAATTACAGCCTGGGCGCACTGGCCCGACGGGATGCCTCCGACGATCCCTTCGGAAAACAGAGTTCACCGCGCCCGCAGGCAGACAGTGATGATGGAAAGGCTTTGTCTGACGCTGAGCAGGCGGCGGCGAAAGCGATGCTCAGAGGATTGCTAACCAAATGAATGAACGCGAATTAACACTCATAAAAGCGCTTGGCGAGGAGTTCGGGCTTGTTCTAGACGACATGCGCGCGGGGTTCAGTAAAAGCCTTGAGCAGCAGCGCCTCGCATTTGAAAAAAAACTGACCCGGCTTGAGGAGCAGATAGCGGATAACAAAAGCGCAACGCTGCCGGATTTCACGGCGATGATAAAGGATGCTGTGTCAGAGCTTCCCGCGCCTGAACTGCCTCAGTTGCCGGATTTTGCCTCAATGGTCAGTGATGCGGTAGCTGAGCTCCCGCCTGCGCAGGACGGCAAAAGCCTGACGCCTGAGGACGTGCAGCCCATGCTGCAGCAGATGGTGGATGAGGCCGTCAACGCAATTCCCGTACCACGCGACGGTAAAGATTACGATCCTGAAGCACTGAAACAAGCTGTTGAGGCGGCAGTGAGCGAGGCCGTAGCGGCAATCCCGGTACCGCAGGACGGCAAAAGCCTCACACCTGAGGATGTGCAGCCCATGCTGCAGGAGCTTGTTGCCCGATCAATGCCGGTTCTGCCTGACGTCAAAACCCTTGTCAGTGAGGCTGTTGCTGCACTACCTGCGCCCGGGCCAGCGAAGGATGGCGAGGACGGTCGTGATGCGCTGGCGCTGGAGCTGCTTCCCTTTATTGATGAAGGGAAGAGTTACCCCCGGGGTTCTTACGCAACGCATAGCGGCGGGCTGTGGCGTGCCTATGAAAAAACGCACGGCATGCGCGGGTGGGAATGCGTGGTCGATGGCGTGGCGGGGGTGGATGTTACCCTCTCCGGGCAGCGCTGCTTTACCCTCACTGTAAACCGCGCGAGCGGAGCCTGCGAATCCAGGTCGTTTAACGTTCCGGTCATGATTTACCAGGGCGTGTACAAATCCGGACAGGACTACCTGCCTGGCGACACGGTGACATGGGGCGGTTCGCTCTGGCACTGCGACGACCAGACGCAGGACAAGCCTGGCGAAACGGGTTCAAAAGGCTGGACGCTTGCCACCAAACGCGGGCGTGACGGGAGGGACAAAACGTGATCGAGCTTGTAAACCTCGGGCAGGCTAAAGAGCACCTGCGTATTGATGGCGATGACGGTGATGCGGACCTGACTCTCAAAATTCAGGCGGGCAGCGCGGCTATTCTTGCTTACGTTCAGGGAAGTCGTGAGCGAATCGTTGGCAGTAACGGTGTGCTGATCGAAGGCGAGCCACTGCGGCGTACGCAAACGGCGCTACTTATGCTGCTTGGCTGGCTGGACAGAAACCGTGGCGGCGAAGAAGAAGACAAGCTGAAACAGGGAGAGCTGCCGTTCTCCGTGACGATGCTTATTTACGATCTTCGCATGCCAACCATCATCTGAGCAGGAGGAATTATGCAGGCAGGGCGCTTACGCGATCGTCTCGTTGTTCAGAATCCCACAACAACACGATCACCGACCGGCCAGCCGGTGAAATCCTGGTCTGACGGTCCAACAGTCTGGGCAGAGGTCAAAGGTATCAGCGGGCGGGAGCAGATGTCCGCCGGTGCGGAAACGGCTGAAGCGACTGTCCGGGTCTGGATACGCTTCCGGCGGGACGTCACTGCGGCATCCCGTCTGAAAGTGCTGACGGGACCCTTTAAAGACGCTGTGCTGAACGTGACCGGGATGCCGATCCCGGATGCAAAAGGCAGCCAGCTGGAGATTCTCTGCAAACTCGGGAGCGAAAAATGATTGATGTGAATCTCGATTTCTCCGGGCTGGAGGATATTGCCCGCGACCTGGAAACCCTGAGCCGGGCCGAAAACAACAAGGTGCTGCGCGATGCCACGCGCGCGGGCGCTGACGTCTTAAAGACTGAGGTGATAAACCGTGCTCCGGTCCGCACCGGGAAAACGAAAAAAAACGTTGTAGTGGTCACGCAGCGATCGCGCCGGCGGGGTGAAATTTCGTCCGGCGTGCATATTCGCGGCGTTAATCCCCGGACTGGTAACAGCGATAAAACCATGAAAGCCAGCAATCCGCGTAATGCGTTCTACTGGCGCTTCGTTGAACTGGGTACGGTGAATATGCCTGCGCATCCGTTTGTGCGACCCGCGTTTGATACCCGGCAGGAAGAGGCCGCCGAAGCCGCTATTGCCAGGATGAACAGCGCCATCGATAAGGTGCTGAGCAAATGACGGAAGCCGATCTTTACCCGTTGTTATCGCACCTGGCTGACGGGCAGGTTTATCCCTATGTCGCACCGTTAAGCGACGATGGCCAGCCGTCCATTTCTGCGCCGTGGGTGATCTTCTCCCTGGTCTCTGATGTTTCGACTGATGTGCTGTGCGGCCAGGCTGAGTCCCGCGTTTACGTACAGATCGACATTTACTCTCTGACAATAGTGGAGGCGACAGCGATCCGTGATGATGCGCTTCGCGCGGTTAAGGTACTGAATCCCGGAAATATCAGCAAAACTCCGGGGTACGAACCGGATCATCATCTTTATCGATCAACCATTGAATTTCAGGTTATTGCCTGAGCCATAAAATCAACAGACCCGCTCCGGCGGGTTTTTTATTACCTCCGACACCGCGCTTCACACGCGCATGTTATAATCCTGGAGCCTACAGAAAGCGAGCCTGAGAGTCAGTTGTACTCCGGGGCTGCTGACTCTGTGTGACAGGCTCACTTTCTATAGGTAAATCTCATGAAATATCCAACCGTATCAGTAAACGGCGTTTCCGTTCGTGTTGATGACGAGGGACGCTATAACCTTAATGATCTCCATGCCGCGGCAGTAGCTGAAGGCAATGCGACTGAATCACAGCGACCAAGCAACTTTGCAAAGAGTAAGTCCATTAAGAATTTCGTAATGGAGCTTACCGCCGCTACAAAAATAGCGGCGATAAAAACAATCAATGGTGGCGCAAATCATGGCGTATGGGGCCTGGAGCTTGTCGCCATTCGATATGCCGCATGGCTCAGTGCTAAGTTCGAAATTAAAGTGTATCAAACATTTCAGGCCGTCATGAGAAATGGAATCAGTGCCATGTCACGCCTGAATAAATTAGATCACATCATTAATACTGAGACTAAAGCGATAAGCCAGTGCGCCAGCCAGATGGCGAAGTGGGGTGTCGGCGGCAGAAAGAAAATTCTCCTTTCTGCGCGGGAACGGGTGGTTGATGAAGTGCAGATGTACTTACCAGGCATCAATTAAACTCGCGAAATGGTCTTTGTTGCTGACAATCTCAGCATTCCAGGCATGATTGATTTACTTACTTAGTAATTTCCTCTCAGAAAGACACCCACCTCCCGCTTCGGCGGGTTTTTACTTTTATGGAGACAGCCATGTCCTCTTTGTATGAAAAATCGCAAAATACCAAAATCCTGATCACTGAAGTTCCCGCAACCAAAGACACGCTTAAAACCGCCAAATTCCTCGATCTGAGCTGCACGCTTAAAGAGGTGCAGTTTACCGGCGGTCAGAAACAGGATATCGACACAACGACGTTCTGCTCAGAAGAGCAGGAAAATACCAACGGCCTGCCAGCGCCGTCTGAAATTTCCATGTCGGGTAACTTCTACCGAAACCCGGCTCAGGATGCGCTGCGGACGGCCTATGACAATGACACGACTTATGGCTTTCAGGTCATCTTCCCGTCCGGCAAAGGGTATAAGTTCCTGGCCGAAGTGCGCCAGCATACCTGGTCGTCCGGTACCAATGGCGTGGTGGCCGCCACGTTCTCCCTGCGCCTGAAAGGCAAACCTGAAAACATCGAGTCCGGCTCGTAAGGAAAAACATGACATCGCTTAAAGAACGCGCCCTGGCTAAAGACTCGGGCTTTCGCTTTAAAGAAACCACCGTGCCTGAGTGGGATAACGCCAGAGTCGTGCTGCGTGAGCCCTCCGGCGAAGGCTGGTTACGCTGGCAGGAAATCTCCCGGGCTGGTGATGAGGACGAGAATATTTCAGTGTCTGAACGGGCGCACCGCAGCCTTTGTGCTGATGCTGCATTATTTATTGACGTACTGTGCGATACGGATCGTCAACCTGTATTTTCTGCCGGGGAACAGGATCAGGTGCAGAAAATTTACGGCCCGGTCCATTCCCGTTTGCTCCGGCAGGCACTTGATCTCATCACCTCGGCGGATGATGCGCGGGAAAAGTCGCAACCCCCGGCGTAAAATTCCTGATGTCGCTGGCGCTCCGTCTGGGGCGCACGCTGGCTGAATTGCGTCAGAGCATGACGGCCAGCGAGTTGATGATGTGGATCGAGTATGACCGACACAGCCCGATTGGTGATGTACGCGGCGACATCCAGGCGGCGCAGATAACATCTGCTGTTTATGGCGCACAGGGGGTGAAAGTGCCTCTGAACGATGCAATTCTGCAATGGTCCGGAGATGAGCAGGCAGAGGAAGATGATCCGTTTGCAGGTCTTGAGGCAGCTTTAGAAGCAGCAATTCAGTGACTTTCTTTCATGATGTGTTTAGGATTAATCCGTGAATAATGGAGGGCATCATGAGCGATATGGTTGAGAATTACCTTGCACTAGCGAGAAACGCTTCGATCGCAGGCAACTACGGGGAGGCATTGAATTATTATAATAAAGTTTTAGAACTTGAACCTACCAATTATATAGCGTGGTATGGGAAAGGAGAGGCTGTTGGCTGGATGTCTACTGTACAAACACTTAGACTGAATGAATTATTTGTTTGTTTTGAGAATGCTATAAGATTTTCAAGTAATAATCCAAGCCTAATTAAGAATTGTGCGTTAAAAATAAATGAAATCGCAACAGCATGTTATAGTATTTGTAGAAATCATATGCAAGAGTTTATTGCTTTAAATAATGCTTGGGTGGATTATTTAAGCCAGTGCTCTCAAATAATTTCCGCTTATGAAATAGCGCATGTTTACGATTCTAATGATAGTAATATATTAAAAAATATTATAACTTTATGTGAAGACAATATTAAAGGCATGGCTTATAAAGATGAGTTTGATAATAATGCCAGTAAAGCAGTTTCTTTGTCTCCAGAATACGAACAGGAAATGAGAGATAAAATCGCTTTGTACGGGGAAAAGTTAAAAATTATCGAACCTGATTACCAGATCCCTAATCCTGTAGCTGCAAAGCCTGAATCAGCATGTTTTGTAGTCGCTGCTACAATGGGAAATGAAGATAACTTTATAATTAACGATTTAAGAAATTTCCGTGACTCTTGGCTTCGTAATTCAAGTTACGGACGCAAGTTTATAGACTGGTATTATAGAAATGGTCCTGTACTAGCTAATTTTATAAGAGGTTATTGTTTTTTTAGGATGTTGAGCTTTGCTTTCATAGTTTTTCCTTGCTGGGCCTTATCATCTGTCTTATTGAAATTTTCTAAAAAATAATTAGCCAATTTTCTACTAAACCCCGCTAAGCGGGGTTTTTTTATGAGGTTAATATGGCGACACTACGTGAACTTATCATTAAAATATCTGCAAACTCTCAGTCCTTTCAGTCTGAGATTTCACGCGCGGGTCGTATGGGGCAGGATTACTACCGAACCATGCAAAATGGAGGGCGGCAGGCAGCAACGGCGCAGCGAGAAACCCAACGCGCCCTTTCTGCGGTTACCGCGCAACTAAACACTACACGCCTTGCAGCATTGAGCATGACAGGTGCTTTTGCGGGGGCATTTGCGACAGCTAACCTAATTCGCCTTGCGGATTCATATAACTCTCTTTCAGCAAGGGTAAAACTGGCGACTACTGATGCCAGTGACTTTGCCACCGCACAGAAAGGTCTGATGGAAATCAGTCAGCGCACCGGCTCAGCGTTTGCTGATAATGCCGCGCTTTTTAGCCGCGCCTCCACATCATTACGCGAATGGGGGTTTGGAACTCAAGACATACTCAAACTGACCGATGCCCTGGCTAACGGGCTTCAGGTTTCGGGTGCGTCCGCCGAAGAGACATCTTCTCTTATCGTTCAGTTGTCGCAGGCATTAGGCCGAGGTGTGCTGCGTGGGCAGGATTTTAACTCCGTGGCTCAATCCGGGCAGCGAATTATGAAAGCGCTGGCTGATGGCATGGGCGTTGCCCAGAAAGACCTCAAAGGTATGGCTGATACGGGCCAGTTAACAACAGACAAAATCGTACCAGCGCTAATCAGTCAGCTTGGCAAACTAAAATCTGAATTTGACTCGATGCCGAACAGCGTCAGCGCCGCATCCACACGTATTCAGAATGCCTTTATGGAATGGGTCGGTGGTGCCAATAATGCGAGCGGGGCCACGGCGACAATTTCAGGTGTGATGGATGATGTTTCGAAAAATATTGATACGGTAGCCACAGCGGCTGGTGCGCTCGTTGCGGTCGGCGTGTCTCGATATTTCGGTAACTGGACCAGCAGCATCGCCAGTAATACTGGTGAGCTAATAAAAAACTATCGATCCCAGGTTAATTTCGCCGCTGCACAACTAAATGCTGCACAAATGAACCAACGTAAAGCAGTTGCGAATGCAGATGCCGCCAGTTCAGCCTATAACCTGGCGAGAGCTGAGGCTAATGTTGCGAAAGGCACAAGCAACTCAGTAATCGCGAACCAAAATCTAATTCAGAAACGTAAAGAAATGATTGCTGCTAATGCTGCCTTGGTCCAATCGAACCGTGCCGTGGCTGCATCCCAGTCAACGCTGAACAGGGCAACTTCAGTCTGGTCATTAATGGGAAGAGGGGCATCTGGCTTACTGTCTCTGGTTGGCGGTCTTCCCGGTGCATTAATGCTGGGTGCGGGTGCATGGTATGCTATGTATCAGAGCCAGGAACAGGCCCGGCAATCTGCAAGAGCTTATGCTGATCAGATTGATGAAATAAGGGAAAAAGCGTCAAAAATGACCCTTCCCGAAGTGGACACTAACCGTAAACAGACAGTAGAGGCGATGCAGGAGCAGAAACGCCTCATCCAGGAGCAGGAAAAAAATATCGCAAGGCTGAAATCCGATCTTGATAAAATTAATAATACCCGGGGAAATTCAGCTCTAAACAAGAATAATGACACAGATATTTTAAAATCAGTTGCTATTTTAACAGAGCAGATTGCTGTTGAAGAAGAAAAGCTCAGGCAATTGCGCGAAAAGTCAGGCGATATATTAAGAACAATCGAAGCTGAAGACAAAAGAAGAAATGATTTAATTAAAGAGCAGGCATGGCGTCAGAACGATGTTTACCAGAACCTTGTCATGATGACCGGTGAATATTCCAGAGCTAACCGGCTGCTTGGGTTAGGGAACCAGTTGCTGATGGAGAGGCAGGGGCTGGTGAATGTGCCGCTGAGAATGCCCCAGGCGACCCTGGACCAAAAACAAGCTGATGCTTTAGAAAAGAGCCGGCAGGAGCTAGAGCAATCCAAACTAAAAGGCGAGGCAAGAGAAAGATACCGACTCAACCTGGAAGCAGATACGATTTTCCCTAAAGGTGATGCCCGTTATCAGACTAGCCGGGGGGAATTCATCAAAAATGGTCTGGATAAGTGGCGTAATGATGAAGCCAATAAGCCAGCAAAAAAAGGCCCAAAATCTGATGCTGAAAAAGCGGTAGATACCTATGACCGACTGATCAAACAGCAGAAAGAGCAGATCGCGCTGTCCAGCCAGAATACTGAGCTGGCTAAAGTTAAGTTTCAGATTAGCCAGGGCGAGCTGGCCACGCTTAACCAGACCCAGAAAGCGGAGCTGATGCACAATGCCGCGCTTATCGATCAGGTTAAATTACGCGAGCAACTCCGCAACTACGAAGCGCAGCTGGCTGACAGCAACGCCAGCGCGCGTGCCGCGAATGAGGCCCAGCTTACCGGCTACGGGCAGGGAACCCGGTTCCGTGAACGTATGCAGGAGCAGTTCAATATCCGTAAGGAATTTGAGCAGAAGAATACCGATTTGCTCCGGCAGCGGCAGGCGGGCGACATTGAAGAAGAGACGTATCAGCAGGAGCTGGCGCTCAATAAACGCTACCTGGAGGAACGCCTGCGCGACCAGCAGGGCTTTTACAGCGCCTCAGATGCACAGCGTAACGACTGGTTCAGCGGACTGAGCGAAGGTTATGCCAACTGGGCAGATGAAGCGACGAACTATTCCGCGCTGGCGGCCGATGGCATGAGGCAGGCGATGGATGGTGCCGTTTCCAGCGTAACCGACATGCTCAACGGCAATGTGTCGGGCTGGAAAGACTGGGGCGTCAGCGTGCTGAAGATTGTCCAGAACGTGCTGGTAAACATGGCGATGGCGAATGCCGCCAGCTCCATCGGGTCGCTGTTCAGCTTTGGCGCATCCTCTGCGGCAGGCAGCAGCGGAACCGCCATTCAGAGCGCCGCGGCTAATTTCCAATTTAACGCGAAAGGTGATGTGTATGATTCTCCGTCGCTCAGCGCCTACACCAACGGGGTGTACAGCACACCGCAGTATTTTGCGTTTGCCAAAGGCGCGGGTGTGTTTGGCGAGGCCGGGCCGGAGGCTATTATGCCGCTCACGCGCGCGGCGGATGGTTCGCTCGGTGTGCGTGCGATGGGCGGGGTGCAGACCGAACGCGGTGCGCCCACCATCACCATCGGGGATATCCATATCAACTCACAGTCACAGCAGCCGGTCAGTCAGGGCGCGGCCAGCGCGGCTGGTCGTCAGCTGACGGATGCCATCCTGCGCACGGTGAATGAAGAGGTCAGCCGACCAGGCACGCCGCTGTGGCGGGCCATTAAAGGAGTGTAAGCGTGGCGACAGAAACATTTGAATGGTGTCCGCGCATCACGTCGCAGGTTGATATCACCCTGCGCACGCGTAAGGCGCAGTTCGGGGACGCTTACGCGCAGGTGACCGGGGACGGCATTAATCCTAAGCTGGCGCAGTGGAGCGTGAGCTTTACCGGTGATGAAGACTATATCCTGGCGATAAAGGCATTCATCGAACGGCATGGCGGATGGAAATCTTTCCGCTGGAAACCGCCGCTCGAGCCGGAAGGGCTGTACCGCGCAGAAACCCTCCAGCTTTCGTCCCACGGCAATAACATTCATACCCTCAGCAGTACCTTCATACAGGCATATCACCCATGAGTATTTCATCTGACGTTCAGAAACTTGAGCCGGGCAGCCGCATTCAGCTGATCGAAGTTGACGGCTCCGCCTTCGGCGCGGGCATCCTGCGTTTTCATAAGGAGAACATCCCGCATACAGAAGCTGAGCTGGTGGCAGCAGGCGGCGATGAGTCGAAGCTGGAAGCAAAGTCCGTCTGGTGGCAGGGCGAGGAATACGGGGCCTGGCCGTTTGAGCTGGAAGGGATTTCCGTCAGCAGCGACGGGCAGAGCGCCCGGCCTAAACTGACCGTTGCCAACATCAACGGCACGATCGGCGCGCTGTGCCGCCGTTTTCAGGGTATGGCGCGGGCGAAGGTGATTATTCACGACACCTTTGTGCATTATCTCGATGCGCGTAATTTTCCTGAAGGTAACGCGGATGCAAATCCGCTGGAAGAGCGTAAGCAGGTATTTTATGTGGATCGCAAATCCGGCGGTGATGATGAAACCGTGGAGTTCGAACTTTCAAGCCCTGCCGACCTGCGCGGCCAGCAAATCCCGACGCGCCAGATCCAGCCGCTTTGCACCTGGTGCATGCGGGGATGGTACAAAACCGGGAACGGCTGCGCCTACGCCGGGCAAAATGGCTGGTTTGATAAGGACGGTAACAAGGTCGATGATCCGTCACAGGACGTCTGTTCCGGCCTGCTGTCCACGGGCTGTAAACCGCGCTTTGGCGAGAACGAACCGCTGGACTTTGGCGGCTTCCCCGGCGCTTCCCTGCTCAGGAGCTGATGATGAAAGATAAAACGATCAGTGCCATCCTGGCGCACGCTGAGGCGGTTTTCCCTGATGAATGCTGCGGGCTGGTTATTCAGAAGGGCCGCGTCGAGAAGTATATTTCCTGTGAAAACCGCGCCGCGTCGCCTGATGAACAGTTTGAGATCGCCCCGGAGGATTATGCCGGTGCAGAGGATCAGGGTACCGTGGTTGCGGTGGTGCACAGCCACCCCGGCGACGGCGCAACCACCCAGCCGAGCGAGCTGGATATGCTGATGTGCGATGCCACGGAAATACCCTGGGTCATTGTTTCCTGGCCGGAAGGCGATATCAGAACGGTTATGCCGCGCGGCGAACGCCCCCTTACGGGCCGCCAGTTCGTGCTGGGTCACGCCGACTGCTGGTCGCTGTTGATGGATTATTTCCGCACCGAGCACGGCATCGCACTGCCCAACTACAGCGTGGAGCGCCACTGGTGGGAGCAGGGCGAAAATCTCTATATGGATAACTGGCATGACTGCGGTTTTCGCGAGTTCGATGGCCCGCCGCAGCCCGGCGATGTGGTGATCATGCAGGTCCAGTCACCTGTACCCAATCATGCCGGGGTCCTGCTGAAAGGCAACATGTTGCTGCACCACATGTACGGTCAGCTGAGTCAGCGGGTGCCGTACGGCGGGTATTACCTCGATCGCACCATCAAGATCGTGCGGCATAAGGAGCTGATGTAATGAACACAACCGTGATTAAACTCAGCGGCTCAATGGCGCAGCGCTTTGGCCGCACGCATTACCGCGTCCTCGATACCTCGAAAGAAGTTTTTCGCGCGCTGTCGGCCACCCTTGATGGCTTTGATGCCTGGCTGCGGGAGGCGCGCGCAAAAGGCCTGGATTTTGTCATCTTCCGCGATCGCCGGAACATCGGACAGGCCGAGTTTGAAATGGTCAGCGCCGGGAGTGAACTGCGGATCATTCCGGTTATACGTGGCAGCAAACGATCGGGAATATTTCAGGCCATCCTCGGTGCAGCGGTTGTCGCTGTCGGCGCGATCGCCACCTTTGGCTTTGATCAGCCGTGGGGTGTCAATGTCATGCTGGCAGGCGGCGCGATGATGGCGGGCGGGGTTGTCCAGATGCTTTCTCCGCAGCCCGCTGGTCTGCGTATGCGGCAGGATCCCGATAACAAACCTTCCTATGCGTTTGGTGGCCCGGTAAACACCACGGCTGCCGGGAATCCGGTTCCACTTCTCTACGGTCAGCGCGATATCGGCGGCGCGATTATTTCAGCGGGCATTTACGCCGAAGACCAGCAATAGCATTTTTCAGTAAACCCCGGCCGCCTTATGGCGGCTTTTTTTATGGATGCGATATGGCAACGATTATTGGTGCAAAGGGTGGCAGTAAGCAGGGGCATACGCCGGTTGAATCCCCGGACAGCATTCAGTCCATCGCCCGAGCAAAAATGCTTATCGCCCTGGGCGAAGGGGAATTTGCCGGCGGGCTTGACGGAAAAACAATTTTTCTCGGTGATGGCACCTCCTACACGCCGCTGCTGAACGCCGACGGTTCAGAAAACTTTCCCGGTGTGGTGTGGGAGTTTCGTTCCGGCACGCAGGACCAGACCTATATCCAGGGTTTTCCGGGCATTGAAAACGAACTTCAGGTCTCCCAGGTACTGAAGCAGAATGTGCCGTATGTGCGCGCCATCTCCAATACGCAGCTTTCCGCTTTGCGCGTGCGCGTCGGCTGGGAAACCCTGGTCTGGCAAAAAGACAACGGCGATAAGGTTGGTACCCGCGTTGAGTACGCCATCGATCTGTCTGTCGACGGCGGCGCTTACCAGACCGTGCTGAATGGCATTGTGGACGATAAGTCCACCACGCTTTATGAGCGCAGCCACCGCATTAACCTGCCCAAAGCCACCACCGGCTGGCAGCTGCGCATCCGCCGCGTCACGCCTGATGCCGCTTCCCTGAACATCGTGGACACGATGAAGGTTCAGGCCATCACCGAAATCATCGACGCAAAACTGCGTTATCCGCATACCGCGCTGCTGTATATCGAGTTTGATGCAAAACAGTTCCCGAACGGAATTCCGCAGGTGGTGTGTTGCCCGAAGGGGCGCATTATTCGCGTGCCGGACACCTACGATCCGGAAACACGCGGTTATAGCGGTACCTGGACCGGCGCGTTTAAGTGGGCATGGACCGATAACCCGGCGTGGATTTTTTACGATCTGATCCTCAACGAGCGATTTGGCCTGGGCCAGCGCATCACTGCCGAGCAGGTTGACCGCTGGGAACTGTACCGCATCGCCCAGTACTGCGACCAGCTGGTGCCGGATGGCAAGGGGGGCACAGGCACGGAGCCGCGCTTCCGCTGTAACGTTTATATTCAGGATCGTGCTGAAGCCTGGACGGTACTGCGCGACCTGGCCGGTATTTTCCGGGGAATGACCTACTGGGGAGACAACCGTCTGTATGTGCTGGCGGACATGCCGCGCGACATCTGGCACGTTTATAACCATGCCAGTGTGGTCGACGGTAAATTTACCTTCTCCGATCCGAGCGAAACCACCCGCTATACCTCGGCCATGGTCAACTGGTCCGATCCGAAAAACCATTACAAAGACACGCCGGAAGTGGTGTACGACAACGATCTGGCGATGCGGTATGACTTCCGCCAGATGGAAATGACGGCGATTGGCTGTGACCGCCAGTCCGAGGCGAACCGCCGCGGGCGCTGGGTGCTGCTGACGAACGGGGCCGGGGAAGTTGTGTCCTTTGCCACCGGGCTGGACGTGCCGCCGGTGGGCGAGGTTATCGGCATCGCGGCGAACGAACTGGCCGGGCGGATCATCGGCGGGCGCGTCAGTGCAGTGAACGGGCGTAATATTACCCTCGATCGCATCGCTGACATCAAACCTGGCGATCGGCTTTTCGTAAACCTGCCGTCCGGTCCGGCGCAGGCGCGCACGGTTCAGGCGGTGAACGGCAAAACCGTGACTGTGACTACCGGCTGGAGTGAGACGCCGGAAGCGGAAACCAACTGGGCGGTTGAGGCTGACGATCTGTATATTGCCCTGTTCCGCGTGACGGGCGTCAGCGATAACAATGACGGCACGTATGCCATCACCGGCACCACCTACAACCCTGACACGTACCCAGCCATAGATCACGGCACCCGTCTGGATGAGCGCCCGATCAGTGTCATTCCGCCGGGCGTTCAGGGTCCGCCGGTAAATGTGACGGTCGACAGCTATTCCAGCGTCAGCCAGGGCATTGCCATTACCACCCTGCGCGCCTCCTGGGAGGCTGTAACCGGGGCGGTGGCCTATGAAGCCGAGTGGCGTAAGGATTCGGGGAACTGGGTCAGCATGCCGCGCACATCCTCGCTGGGCTTTGAAGTGCCTGCGATTTATTCGGGCCGCTATCTGGTCCGTGTGCGGGCGGTCAATGCCAGCGATGTGTCGTCGATCTGGGCTGTCAGCCCGGAAACCATCCTCACGGGTAAAACCGGCGCACCACCGAAACCGGAAGGACTGCGCACACAGGGTATCGTGTTTGGTGTGGTGCTGAACTGGGATTTTCCGGGCGGTACCGGGGATACGCTTAAAACCGAGATCCAGTACAGCGCGGCGGCCACCGGCACAAATCCGTTGTTGCTGGCCGATGTGCCGTACCCGCAAAAGACTTACCAGCAGCTCGGCCTTAAATTCGGCGTCACGTTCTGGTACCGCGCACGGCTTGTTGACAAAACCGGCAACCAGAGCGCCTGGACGGGCTGGGTCAGCGGTATGCCAGCCGATAACGTCGCTGACTACATCGACAATATGGACGATGCGATCCGCGACACCGATACGTACAAAGAGCTGGATAAGTCTATTCAGGACAACGTTAACGCTATTCAGAAAGAAGTTGCTGACCGCTCGGCTGCGATAACAAAAGAAGCCACTGACCGTGCCGCAGCTATCTCAAAAGAGACGACCGCCCGCAGCCAGGCGCTGACCAAAGAAGCCACTGACCGTACCGCCGCGATCGCGGCGGAGGCAACAACGCGCGCCCAACAGGATCAGAAGGTCGCGGCTGATGCTGCAAATGGATTGCTTAACGAGAAACTGACACGCGAGGCGGCAATTTCTGAAACCAACCTGATTATTCAGAACAAAACGGACTCGCTGGCGCAGTCGATCGCGCAGGTGGCGGCGGGCAGTGGCACGCAGTTCGACTCCCTGAAAATCTGGCATTTCAACTCTGCGAGCGTGGAGGGGTGGACCGGCAACGGCGCGCCGGCGGTAGTCGATAACTGCCTGCGTCCGGCGAACCACGCCACCGATCCGTACGTGATTTCACCTGCCGGGCTGAACATCGATGCAGCGTCGTATAAATTCGTGAAGCTGCGGATTATCCGGACCGGGAAACCGGTCTGGGCAGGTCAGTTACGCTGGACAGGTACCGCCGGACAGTTTGCCGACGCCAGAATGATGACGCTGCCGGAACCAGCATTTGACGCTGGCGGCGTGGCAACCATCGATTTCAGCGATATCAAATGGAATGCCCTGGCGAACATTGTGCAGTTCCGGCTGGACCTCAGCGGCGCGCAGACGGCCAGCGATTATTTCCTGATTGACTGGATAGCGGTTGGTCGCCCGGCACCGGGCGCGAGCACTGCCGCGCTTGAAGATGAAGCGACAGCGCGTATCGCGGCAGACTCTGCTGAAGCCACGGCACGCAGCACCCTGGCGGCGCAGCTGCGCGGCGGTACCGACGGCACCGATCCGTCTAAGCTTACCAACGGCTTAATTTTTAATGAGCGACAGGTGCGTATCAGTGCCGAGAACGCGATCGCGGAGGATGTTGTCGCGCTGGAGACCGATTTCAACGACAACAAGACCGTAGTCCAGCAGTCGCTGAAAACGCTGACCGATTCCCAGACGTCACAGGGTCAGGCCATCACTAACATCAATACATCGCTGAAATATGCAAACATTGATGCGGCTAACATGCTGACTAACGGATCCTTTGAAACGGATTTTGATTTCTGGGACAAACGCGATTATCCGCAGGCACAGAGCATCATTAACGGCGGCGCATACAGCGGCGACAAGGTGCTGCGATTTGCAGCCAACGCTAATGCTTCCCGCATTACGCAGAAAAATATCCTGCTGCTGAAAGGTCGAACCTACCGGCTGTCGGCGGTCTGCAAATTTTCTTCTGATGCGGTGGCGGGGGCTGGTGACAATACCAAGCTGGCATTTCGTGACAACGCATCCGACGCACTGATCCGTAGTGTATCTTTCCTCGCAGCCGGTGAGATAGCACCGACAGCATGGACAGAGAAAAGCTTTGACTACACGGTTGGTAATGTCGATCTGGTTGTTGCCGTAGCGGTAACGTCGTATCTGACTGCCGGGACGATGGATGTGGATTTCGTCCGGGTTATGGATATCACCGACGCGAAGGCGATCGAGACGAAAGCCGACGCTGGCGCTGTATCCACGCTGGACGGCAAAGTGAAAGCCATCGGCGATACCGTGGACGCGCAGGGTACCGCGCTGACGCAGGTGAAAGCCAGTATCGGGCGCCGTACTGTTTTCCGGGCGGTTTCGGTCGGCAGTGGCGGCACCGGTGGCATCAGCGCCGCGGGTATCTTCCGTGAAGATGGAACGAAAGCAGCCACCCCGGCGCGGTCATACATGCTTTCAGTCTTCAGGACCAATGCGGACGGCTCCCCGTCGTTCACCTCTACTAATTTCGATGTTTATTCTGGGTCTGTTGCTGCTCAGGCATTCAAGGATGCAGTAGCGGCACTGGCTAACGGGACGTATGTTGCAGTTACGACATGGGACGAGCCAAACAGCAACAAGGCCCTAATCTATGACGCGATTGAAAGTCTTGGCGGCAGTCGTGAAGCCATGGCGCAGATGGTATCGCGCAGCGCGTACATCCTGCTGGGCTGCAAGGGGATCGGCAAAGGCAACGGCCAGGAGCTTGTCAGTCCGGTTGGAGGCTCAGCGGACGCACGCGTGTTCGCGGCCATTGAGTTTATCAACGGGACAATGGTTGGTCTCGGTGCCGGCGCATCGGCGATTGCCAATGCTAACGCCTCCGCCACGAGCGCGCTTGACGCGAAAGTAACGCAGAACGGGAAGGATATCAGTGCCCAGGCTGATGCCATCACTCAGATTAAAACGGATGTGGGCGGTAAGGTCGGCCAGCTGGCATTCAACCAGCTCAGCCAGCGTGTAACCGATACGGAAGGGGACATCGAAAGCCAGCAGAAATCAATCAACGGACTGACAACAAATCTCGGCAAGAAAGCCGATTCATCCGTCGTTACTGAACTGTCTAACAGCGTTAACGGGCGCATTGACACCATCGACCTGAAAACCACACGCATCGACCTGACCGCGCTTGACCAGAACACGTACTACCCGGTGACGATGCAGATCCCGTCAAACGGAATATCGAAAGGCCCGACACGCATCCGTGTTGCCCGCCCGCTGGATAAGTCATACGGCATCAAACAGGCTGACGGCACGTATAAAAACCCGGATTGGGCCACTCATGCCAGCGGTTTTAATGTCTCTATGGAATGGACGGTGATCGGTAGCGGCTGGGGCGCTAACGATATTGAGCGTAATATTTATGAGTATCAGTTTAAACCAAACTGGATCACTGGCGGCGTTGCGCCTGTGGTTACAGTCGGTCAGATGCAGAACTCATCCACCGAATATATTTACCTTCGCGGCGGGTCACAGTATGACGTTTCGACGCCATTTAACGTGACGCCGGTTCTGCGGACAGGGGCTTACACCCTTTCCAGTCAGACAATAAATACGTTCGCGGTTGGCTCGTCGTCCGTCGTGGTGCCGACCACAATCCGCCAGGACACGGAAGCAAACGCAACGGCAACGACGGCGCTTAAGTCATCACTGAAGGATGCCAGCGCCGACACTGAGAACATGATCACTAACGGCAGCGCTGAAAGCGGGATCGATTTCTGGGAAGCATCTGGACCGTCATCAGTGACAACCGGCCCTTACATTGGCTCAAAGTGCTTTGAGTTCTCAGGCACGGCTAACATGTTGATGTTCCAGCGTGGACTGACGATGCTGAAAAACAGGGTGTATCGCGTCTCATTAATGGCTAAGTTTTCGTCTGATGCGAGCGTGGATGCGACGACCGGATGGGGAAATACGAAGGCCAGTATTCGCAATGACGCCAGCAATGCCTTTATTGCAGAGGTTAACTTTAAGGGGAGTGCGGCGACGCCTGTAACGTCCTGGACTGAATTCTCGTTCGAATATAAGCCGACAGCAGACATCATCACCCGGCTGGCGATCTCTTCGTTGCTGAAGTCCGGGAAGCTTTGGATCGACTATATCCGTGTCGAGGACGTCACAGACGCTAAAGCCAACGCGACGACGGCGGATGCGGTCACCCAACTTGAGACGTCAGTTAAACAGCAGGGCGACACGCTGACGGCGCAGGCTAAAAGTATCGAAGGACTGAATACCAGCCTGGGTGAAAAGGCGGATGCTAAAGCGCTGACGCAAATAAGTACCACGGTGACACAGCAGGGCAAAGATATCAAAGCCAATACTGAGTCAGTCAGTTTACTTAACACGCGTGTGGAGGGCGCGGAATCGGGGCTGAAACAGACGTTTGAATCCATAGCTCAGGCCGGGCTTGCACAGTTCCGGGGCTTCTACGAGCAGCGTGCCGAAATTGTCAGTAATGACACCAGAATCACTGCATCTATCAATGAAGTGAACGTCACCATTGCGAATGAGACCGGCGCGCTGGCGCAGCAGATGAACACTCTGCAGGCCAGCGTCGGGGAGAATGCCGCCGCTATTCAGGTAACATCCTCTGCGCTGGCCGATGTGTCCGGCAAACTGTCGGCGCAGTGGGGGGTTAAAGTTCAGGTTGATTCGCAGGGACGCTCTTATGCTGCCGGTATCCAGCTGGGTATTGATGGTTCCGGTGGCACCTCCGCGTTTCTCATCGATGCTGACCAGTTCGGGATTTATAACCCGAATGCGGCCGGTGGCCGGGTGCTGGCGTTTGCGGTAAGTGGCGCGACCGCTTATTTGCGAGCGGCGATGATTCAGGATCTTAGTATTGATTTTGGCAAAATCAGTGACACGCTGCGCTCCACTAACTTTGTCTCCGGGCCGCAGGGGCAAGGGTGGAACCTGCCAAAGAACGGCAATGCTGAACTGAACAACGTCACCATTCGCGGTACGGTTTACGCGAATGCCGGCGAGATGAATAATATCCTCATCAAAGAGACCTGCACCGTTCAGGGCCGTATTGAAGCCAATGATGGCTGGTTTAAGGGGACCGTTTATGCGGAGAAGCTGGAAGGGGATGTCGTTAAGTCGTTCACGGTAGGCATAAACGGAACCGCTAAAATCGAAGCCGCGCCTTATCCGCGCAGGATAGTTGCGATAAGCGCACCCATGATGGCGGCCACGGCGACCAGGATTGAAAACAGTACGGTTACCTACCTGTATGGCCAGGCGCATATGACCCTGCAACTTTTCGCGGGTGACGGAGGGACCGCAAATATTTTCGATAAACATATCGCCGCCAGTAACGCAAACCAGACCGTTTTTGATGTTGCCGAAGGAAGCTGGCAACTCAATCCAGGTGTCTACTATGAAGTGACCTACCGCGCCAGCGGTGGCGTGGGGCCGTCTGGTTTCCCTCAGAATTACACCTTTCTGGTAGTAAAAAACTGATAAATATTTCAGTTAAATAAAACCATTCAACGGGAGGCTCTTGCCTCCCTTTTTTTGAGGAATAAAAATGGCAACTATTTCCGATGAACTGGCTGCAGGGCTAACAAGGATTCTTCAGCTTGCCCAGCTCGACATTCAGAATCTGGATAAACTGTTCAATGGTAACGGCGACGTGACAATAGCAAGAGCAGATGGCTCAACGTTCGCCGCTGCTACCTGGGCAAAAATGATGGCGGCAACTGTGGGAGCAGTGAAACAAAATGGCACTCTTGGAACCCGGCTGCTTAACGAAGTTGACGGCAGAAACGAAGGATTCTGGTTCCAATTCAGTAACGCAAACGCCACGGCTGCACGTAATTACCCTGAATACGTCGCAGGTAACCTTCTGGTTATGCAGAACGCTGCAAACGGCCTCGCTGGATGCACTCAGCTATATTTCCCCTTTAACAACCAAAATGTATGGGTCAGAACTGGCAACGCAAACGCCAGCGGGATAGCTTCATGGACCGCCTGGCAAAAGCTGGCTTATACAAATGACCCTGAGTTTACCGGAAAAGTGGTCTGCCCGAATGCGATCCATATTCGTAAAGACCAGGCCATTATCAAATCTGATTCCAATGACAGCATTACGTTTCGGCTGGGCGGCACGACCGATTCGGTACTGATAGATGGCAAAGGGCTGTACGCTAACGGTCGTATTGACCCTGTACAGGGCTTTCAGTCTCATCTGGGAATTGGCAGTGCCAGCGGCAGTAATAAGTATTGCTACGGCTGGACCGGTGGCAGGATGGCACTGTATGTCGATACCACTACCGTTGGATATTTACAGACGGAAGCGGTATCAGACAGAGAACTGAAGTTTGAAATCCAGTACCTGTCAGATATCCAGCAAACGGATCAGGTTACGCCTGAAGCTTCCGCGCTTAATGAAGTTATGGACTGGCGGCCAGCGTTTTTCCGGTTTAAACCGCGCGGAGAGCTTTTGCCCGCCTCCCGGCAAATGCTGGGATTTATTGCGAACGACCTGAAAGAGATCAGCCCTGAATGCGTCGAGGGTGAGGGGCTGGAAGAAGGGGCAGAACTTGATCCGCTGAAAGCCTACCGGCTTGACCCGACGGCCATGATCGCAAAACTTACGCTGGCGATGCAGGCGCAGCAGGACCAGATCACCGACCTGCAAAACACAGTTAACGATTTGAAAGCTCAACTGGTTTCTCAGTAATTCCCTCTCTTGATAGTCCTCTATTTCTAAAAAAACTCTGTAAAGAGCTTCGAATTAATAGTCGCCGCCATATTGATCTTCACCACTCTTAAAACTACTGTATGTATACACAGTAATAATAAGAAGGAGGCATATGATGCGCTTTCAATCAATTAGCCAGCCGATAAAACCGGCTGGTATCCCAGTTTACAATGACGTTGTTTCCGCTGGTTTCCCCAGCCCTGCTGCTGATTATATAGACAGCGGAATAGACCTCGTTTCATATTTAATTGCCCGACCGTCATCGACTTACGCATTAAAAGTGGCTGGTGATTCTATGGTGAATGCGGGTATCCTTGATGGCTCCTTTCTGCTGGTGGATTTCAGTCTTCACGCACAGCATAACGATATTGTCGTTGCCAATATTGGCGGCGAATTCACCGTAAAGCGGCTTGTCACCCATCCTTACGCCCAGCTCAGGGCAGAAAATCCCGCCTATCCCTCAATTCCTATTCATGACGGCGAAGATCTTGAGATCGTCGGCGTGGTGATCACTGTTATTAACACGCTGAATCGAAATGTTCGCCCTCGTTGATGTTAATTCGTTTTACGCGAGCTGCGAAACTGCCTGGCGTCCGGATCTTGCCGGCCGTCCGGTGGTTGTGCTGTCAAATAACGATGGATGCGTTATTGCGCGCAGCGCGGAAGCCAAAAAGCTGGGAATCAAAATGGGGTTGCCCTGGTTTCAGTTGCGCGAAATGCAGTTTCCTGAACGGGTAATCGCTTTCTCCAGCAACTATGAGCTTTACGGCGATATGAGCCAGCGGGTTATGGATACGCTGGAAATGCTATGCCCGCGCGTCGAGGTGTATAGCATTGATGAAGCATTTTGTGATCTAACCGGCGTCAGGAATTGTCGCAACCTGGAAGACTTTGGGAAGGAGATCCGCGAGACCATCAGGCGAAATACCCGGCTGACCGTCGGCGTCGGCATCGCGCCGACAAAGACGCTGGCGAAGCTGGCGAACCATGCCGCAAAACAATGGCGGCAGACGGGCGGGGTGGTCGATTTGTCGAACGAAACGCGCCAACGCAAGTTGATGGCGATAATGCCTATCGATGAAGTATGGGGCGTGGGTAGGCGCATTGGAAAAAAGCTCGAGGCGATGGGCATCAAAAATGTCCTGCAACTGGCTGATGCTGACATCCGCTTTATCAGAAAGCATTTCAATGTTGTCCTGGAACGCACGGTGCGGGAATTGCGCGGCGAACCATGCCTTGAGCTTGAGGAATTCGCACCTGCAAAGCAGGAACTAGTGTGCAGCCGTTCTTTCGGTGAGAAAATTACTGACTATGAAGCGATGCGCCAGGCAATATGCAGTTACGCGGCCCGCGCCGCGGAAAAGCTGCGGGAAGAGCATCAGTACTGCCGGTACGTTTCAGCGTTCGTCAAAACGTCGCCATTCGCCAGCCAGCCATATTACGGGAACAGCGCGGGCATGAAGCTGCTGACTCCGACGCAGGATACCCGGGACATCATCGCCGCCGCGACGCGCTGTCTTGATGCCATCTGGCGGGACGGACATCGGTATCAGAAAGCCGGGATCATGCTTGGTGATTTCTTCAGTCAGGGTGTGGCTCAGTTGAACTTGTTCGATGATATCGCCCCGCGCGCAGACAGCGAGGCTCTGATGGCGCTGATGGATAAGCTGAATAAGCAGGGAAGGGGAACGCTGTATTTTGCGGGGCAGGGCATCCAGCAGGCCTGGAAGATGAAGCGGGAGATGTTATCACCTTGCTATACAACGCGCATAAGCGATTTACCCGTTGTCAAAGCTGTTTAA